CACCCCGCACCCGAACCCCAGCGCTGGACACGCGAACAGCTCGCCGCCGACCGCGCCGCCCACGCCTTCACCCCCGGGCGCACCCCCCGCGGCCCCGAAGCACTCACCCGCGGCCAGCTGGCCGCCGACCGACGCAGCCGCGCCAACAGCTGGCGTCTGCGCAAAGCGATCTTCGCCCCCCGAACCCCATCCGACGAACACCACAGGAAGAACACATGAGCCCCGAATTCGACGCCCCGTTCCTGCCCGTCCTGCGGGTGTCCAAGTACGCCACCACCGAGGAGATTCAAGAACTCCTCGCCGCACAGGGCGCCCGCCCGGGCGACCGATTCCGCATCATCACCACCCCCACCCCCCTCACCCCCGCCACCCCGGGCCGGTACTACATCGCGTGGTGCCTGACCTGCACTCCCATCGTCACCGGACGCGAACACGGCGAGACGCCGTTCCGCAACGAGCACACCCGGGACGCCTGGTGCGCCTCCCACACCCGCACCACCGGACACCACGACTGGTGGGTACTCGACGACTTCGCCCCCGTCGCCCTCCGCACCGCCGCGCGCATCCGCGCCACCGGCCCCGCAGGCGCCACCTTCCGGGCGCGCATCGCCCACGCCGACGACGTCCGCGCCGGATGGCGGGACCCGGCCACCGAGACCACCCCCACCGGGTGCGCCATCTGCGGGCGCCCCCAGCGCCGACACGGCAAGGTCTGGCACGCCTCCTCCGGCCGCCGGGAAGACTACGTTCCCCCGACCCAGTCCGAGATCCTCGTCCGGATGCAGGTGCGCCGACAGCGACGCCTCGAGCGCCGCCAGAGGTACACCCGATGAAGCCCTCAGTCGTCAGCCCCGAACGCACGGCCGCCCTCGAGCTCGCCGTCGCCCGTCGCGACGCCAAACTCCGCGCCGTCCTGGCCGTCCACCACAACGACGGGGACGGCAACTGCGAGGGATGCGGGTTCAACGGCATCGAAGAACCCCGCTACCTACTCGCCGACTGCCCCACCCGCCGAGCCATCACGGAGACCAAGCTGTGAACGAGACCCCCGACATCAACGTGACGTACCACGGCCTCACGACCCGGCGCCTCTCCTCCGAGCACCTGCACACCGACTACGAGGAAACCGCCCCCGGCGCCTTCACGCACCGCCTCGAGGCCCTGTCCGCCGCCCGACTCACCCCGAACCCGTTCGCACCCTCCACGCGCCCCCTTGACCCCGCCCACCTCTGGGGCCGTCTCGAGGACACCCCCGAACCCCCGCCCGGCAACCGCACCCCCACCCGGTGCGCCACCGACGGCCAACCCGCCCCCTACGACGAGCCCGGCACCTACGCCCCCTGGAAAGCCGCCCGCGACCGCTACTGGACACAACGCCCCTTCGCCGCCCTCCTGGACAACGCCCGCCCGGGCGCGCGAACCCACACCATCCGCCCCCACATACAGACCTTCTACGACTTCCCATGAGCGCCATACGCCTCACCACCGTCGCCCGGGCCACCCCCCACAGCCCCACAGCCGACCGCGCCGAGGACACCGCCCGCACCTACGGCCTCAAGGTCCGCCACGACCAGCGCACCGACCCCTACGACCGCACCGCGACACGCCACCACATCCACATCAGCGGAGAGCGCTCCGCACTCGAGATGATCGTCCCCGACCTGCAAAAACTCGGGTTCCGGCCCGTCATCCACTAGGAGACGCCCATGGTCACCGTCGTCCAGATCGCCCGCGTCGTACACGCAGCCAACCGCGCCTGGCAGCTCGAGCACGGCGACGCCCACCCCTCCCGACCCTGGGAGGAGTCCCACGTCGACACCCACGAGATCGTCATCGCCGGGGTCCGAGGGATGCTCGAGGGCGACACCCCCGAGTCCTCTCACGCTCGGTGGGTCGCGAAGAAGCTCGAACAGGGGTGGACGTGGGGCCCCGCCAAAGATCGGCGCCGCCGTACGCACCCCTGCATGGTGCCGTTCGAGGACCTCATGGACCACGAACAGGCCAAGGACCGGATCATGCACGGCATCGTGACCGCTCTCGCCCCCCTCTTGGACCCCGCTGAACTCCTCCCGCGCCAGGGCCGCCACGGACGCGTGACCAGCATGCCGACCCGAGCAAAGACACCCCCACCTAGTATCTGACCAGCCAAAACACGCCACAGCCGCTGATAAGCGGGGCTTATCAGCGGCCATGAGCCCGAAACCACCGAAAGGACTCCCTGTGAGCCCGACCGAAAAAACCGCCCTCAGCACGGACGCCCTCCGCGACTCCTCACTCAATGCGGCCTGCGACGAGCTCGAGGAACTCGGGCCGCGCGCCGAAGCCAACCCCACCGACGGCGGGTGGAACATCGAGATCTTCGGCGCCGACGGGAATCTTCACCGAGCCTTCCACCAGGAGGGACGCATCCGAGAATTCCCCGGACACGCCGCAGGCATGCGCCTCATCGACTACGGCTGGTCGATCCGCTCATGCGCGATCTTCGCCACCGACCGCACCTCCGCCGGATGGAAAGCCGACCCCAACTTGTTCGGCACCTGGACAGCGCCGATCATCCGCGAACAAGACGAAGAGCTCATTCCCCCCCGCTTCACGCCCGCCGCCGAGCGCCCCCCCACTCCCGACGGCCGAACCCACATCGCCAGCGGATGGATGAACCACTACGGCACCGTCCGCCAGCGATGCGCCTGGTGCGGAACCCTCCTCGTCGAAGGCCCCACCGACACCGCCCCCACCGTCACCACCGGAACCACCATCGGCGACTTCAAGATCCACCCGCGCTGCTTCCCCACCGCCGATGAGTAGCCCCCGCAGCATCACCGTCCAGGTATGGGGAAACGCGGCGGACGGCTACACCGCATACCTCCCCGACGCCGACATCACCCGCACCGCCCCGACCTTCACCGAGGCCCGAGACGCAGCCCTCGCCGCCGCACCCCCACACCCCACGGAGGACACGATGACCCCTGAACAGGCCGACACCCGATGGACCTGCATCTGCGGAGTAGACAACCCCCCCGGGCGTACCAGCTGCTCCAGCTGCCAGAGCCCCCAACTCTGATGTGGCCGCCCTGACCTGTTCGTCAGCCTCGGAGCCGCCACAGGAGTCATCTTGGGCGCCCACCAGCTCCGCAAGAAGACCACCGCGAGAGGATCACACCGAATGAGCACCGAACCCAACGAGAGCACGTTCGTCCCCGACGCCGGGCGCGCACTCTCCCACGCCCTGATCACCCTGGAGACCCTCGGGCCCACCGCCACGGCCTTCCTCGGAGAGGACGACGCTACCTGGACGATCGTCGGCACCCACCGCGGTCGCGACGAACGCCCCGAGCTGTTCCAGTTCACCGTCTTCGCCGCAACCTGGGAAGATAAGACCGACCTGGATCGCCACCTCAGCGACATCGGATGGGTCATCCACCCCGCCGCCGCGGCCGACATCCAGCGCACCCACGGATGGGCCAACCACGGCCCCGCCAACACCCACACCGCCCCCCTCCAGCCCCTGTTCACCGCACCCGCCCCGGGCGCACACAGCACGGATGAGCTCACAGTAGAAGAGCACGAGGACCCCGTCCGCATCATCTCCAAAGGCGGATCCTGACACCATCGGCCCCACCTGACCAGCACACGAGCGCGCCCCCCGGCACCCTGTCGGGGGGCGCGCTCTACGATGCCCACAGGAAACCACGGGGGGAAACACACATGGTGGACGGCATGAGCGAGGAAACCTCTCCCGCACGCGAAGGGCGAGACTGGACGCTGGCCACACCCGTCCAGCGCGCCGACGAGGCTGCACGTCTGGCCGCGATCGGGTGGACGTACCAGGACATCGCCGACGAGCTCGGTTACGCGAACAAGGGGGGCGCGTACAAGGCGGCACAGCGGGCGTTGGTCGACGAGGCGGAGAAGCGACGCCAACCCAACGACCTCGTGCGACTGAGCGAGAACCAGCGCATGCACATGCTGATCAAGCGCGGCATGGAGATCGTGGCCCGCCGACACCTGCTGACGAACAACAACGGGGTGGTGTACGCCCCCACCAGCGAATCCGAGTACCTGATCGACGAGAAGACCGGCGGCATCCTCCGCGATGAGAACGGGAACCCGGTGGTGACCCAACTCCGGCCGCTGATCGACGACGCCCCCGCCCTGGACGCCATCAAGACGGTGCTGAAGGTGATGGAGAGGTACGCGAAGATGAATGGCCTGGACGCGCCGACGCGCCGCCAGATCATCACCCTGGACGGGATCGAAGCGCAGATTGCGCAGCTCGAGGAGGCCATGGCGAACCGGGGCAGCGGATGATCACCGCCCGCCAGCTGGCCGCGGAAACCCCGCAGTACCGCCAACTCCTCCTCAAGCGCGCGCGGTACCTCGCCGAGCTGCAGGAAGCCGCCGACCGCATCCAAGAACCCGTCTTGAAGTACTACGACGACTTCCCGGGGTTCGCCCGCGACTGCGTGAAGTGGCCCCCCGGCGGGGGCATGTACCCGTATCAGACCGACATCGGTGACCTGTTGGTCAAGCACAACCGGGCGTCGCTGCGGTCCCTCCGAGGCGCCGGGAAGTCGATGACGGCCGCGATGGTCGTGTGGTGGTTCGCGCTCACACGGGACGCGGCCGGACAGGACTGGAAGGTCGTCACCACCGCCGGATCCTGGAACCAGCTGACCAACTACCTGTGGCCGGAGATCCGCAAGTGGGGCGGCAAACTCGACTGGGACCTGTTGCGCGACGGCCGCCGCCTGGTCGACAACAAGGAGATCCAGAACCGCAATATCAAGCTCCGGTACGGGAACGCGTTCGCCGCGGCGTCGGCGAACCCGGGCAAGATCGAAGGCGCGCACGCCGACCAGCTGCTGTTCGTGTTCGACGAAGCCAAGATCATCCCCACCCTCACGTTCGACGCCGCCGAGGGCGCCCTCACGGGCTCCGGCGCCTACGCGCTCATGCTGAGCACCCCCGGGGAGCCCTCGGGCCGGTTCTACGACGTCCAGGCACGCCGCAAGGGGTACGAGGACTGGGCTGTTCGCGTCGTCACCCTTGAGGAGGTCCTCGAGGCCGGACAGGTCCAACGGGAGTGGGTGGAAGCGCGGCGCCGCCAGTGGGGCGAGGAATCCGCGGTGTTCCGCAACCACGTCCTGGGAGAGTTCCACGCGGCGGACGAGGACAACGTCTTGCCTCTGAGGTGGGTGGAAGCGGCCATCGACCGTTGGCACGAGTGGAACGCGGCCGGACGCCCCCACCCCCCCGGGCGCCGCGTCATCGGCGTCGACGTCGCCCGGTACGGCATCGACTCCACGGTTTTCGCGGTCCGGCAGGGACACGTCATCGAACGCCTCATGGAGACCGCGAAGGAGGACACGATGCAGACCACGGGCCGAATCGTGCCTCTGCTCAACGAGTCCCCGAAGGCGATATCGGTCGTCGACGTCATCGGTGTCGGCGGAGGTGTCGTCGACCGGTTGCGCGAACTCGGCAAGCGGGTGATCAGCTTCAACGCCGCGGCCAAGTCGGGGGCCACCGATGCGACGGGCGACCTGCGCTTCCGCAACATGCGCGCCGAGCTGTGGTGGCAGATGCGCGAAGCTCTCGATCCCCGCAACTCGCCTACGCTGTGTCTGCCCGACAACACGGAGTTGCTCGGGGAGCTGACCGCGCCGAAGTGGTCGATCGTCTCCGACGGGGTGATCCAGGTGGAGAGCAAAGACGACATCAAGCTCCGATTGGGGCGGTCGACCGACCGCGCCGACGCCGTGATCATGGCGCACTGGCAGGCGGGCGCCGTGTCTTCCGGTGACGGCTCGGAGAACGTGTTCGGGCGCACGGGGTGGACCGATGCCGCCATGGAACCGAACGAGGCCCCCCGGGATGTGGAGGGCGCCGACGAGAACACGTTCGGGGACAGTGACGATTGGGATGACGCGTTCTGATGGCGCGCGCCGGATGGGTGTGAGAAGGTTTCGTCAACACCTACCCGACAGACACGAGGGAGACCCCCGAATGCCCATGCCCAACACCGCCGTGATCCTCGAGCGGGGACCACACACCCGCGTGATCACCGTCGCCCGCGTCGCCGAGGGGCCCTCGCCCTGGGTGGTCCTGTCCTACCTCCTGGAGTGGAAGGCCCCCCGGGAAGGGAAGCCCGGGTACTTCATCGAACGCGAGGCCTACAACGGCGCCGGTCAGTCGACCGCCTACGAGACGCACCCGGACCGCCGGGACGACCGCAAGTTCTGGCCGGACTACCGGACCGCCGCCGAACTCCGCGACCGCCTGGTGTCGGAGCTGGTGAAGCCGCCGTTCTCGTGGATGCTCAAGTTCGTCGACGGGTACACGCTCGAGGATCTTCTCGATGCCACCCAGCGCCACTACCCGTGGGATCTGCAGGTGGTGTTCCACCCCCCGGCGCCCAAGGGCAGTACGGCAAGCTCGTGGTGGGCGGTAGAGGTCCGTGTCGGCGCCGACGCCATGGCGCACGCGGACATGCCCGAGCTCGTGACGTCGATGGCGCGCGCGTACGCCGCGATGGGGCGCCGGGCGGTCGACATGGCCAGCGGCGCCGAGGACATCACGCAGAGGGTGGAAGGCGTCGCGAAGACGCTCCCCGACCTGGAGTGACCCCGAGGGGTGAGTAGGTTTTGACAAGACCCACTCACCCCTCTAGGCTGGTGTCCAGCACCAACCGCCCCCCGGGGGCACAGCACCGAACCGACAGACACACAGGGAGCCACCCATGGCAGACGACCGCATCGGCACCCCCACCGCCCTCCGCGCACTGGACGCGATCATCGCCCACGCCAACCGGCACACCCCCGAACGCCTCGCCGACGTCATCGACACCCTCGAGCTGTACGGCGCCGCCGAGGAAAACCTCGAGGACACCGCCGTCGGCCACTACATCGCCGACCGCATGCTCTCCGAAGGCGTCGCCCCCGCCATCTACACGATCTACATGGCGCCGAACATCACGGTCATCAACTCCCGTACCCGCACCGTCATCGCGACCGCCGACACCACCGGCACCCTCTCCGAACTGCACGACCTCATCACCGAGGGCACCGACGGGTTCGACCTCCACCGCGATCCGGAGCCGTGGGGCCCCTGCGACACCGCCGAGCACGAGACCCTCGTAACCCTCACCGGCCCCATCGGCCCCCGCGACGGCCGGTACTTCGCCAGCATCACCGCCATGACCATCCACGACTTCTGACCACCCCCCGGGGCGCCGAGTGTTCTCGGCGCCCCACCCCAACCGGAAGGACACAGCCCATGGCCAAGCGGCCGACACCCAGCGAGCGGCTCGAGCGCGGCACACAGAACCTCATCGGGACCATCGACGGGAACGCGTGGAACATCGCGCAACTCGGGTTGACCGGGCAGGTTATCGGCGAGCTGTTCGCGGAGTCCCCCGAGATCCTCGCCGCCATCCGAGCGCGGGTGACCAAGAAGCTCATCATCGAGTGCCTGGATGCTCACGTGCGCGGGGAGAGCGACGAACTCTGGGGCCTCCTGATCCGACTCGCCGACCTGCACGGCGCCGACTACGAGCTCGAGCCGGACGACACCCCCACCCACCCGTAACCCCCCGGGGCGCCGGGTGTTCCCGGCGCCCCACCCCAACCGGAAGGACGCACCCCATGTTCATGCGATACCGCCCCCGCAAGACCATCGCCACCAGCGCCATCGTCGTCCACGAGGGCAACTACGAGCGCGTGGCCGCGTACATCCAAGACACCATCTCCCCCAACCACCCCGTGCGCGTCGTCCCCCCCGGCGGAAACGAGGGCGACACCCCCAGCATCACCTTCCAGGCGCCCGGCATCTCGGAGGTGTCCGACTGCCAGATCCTTCCGATTCCCGGTGCGCTCGTCGCCTACGAGAGCAAGCACGGCGCCATGTACGCCATCTACAGCCACCGCCAGTTCGCGGAGGGCCTCGAGTTCGACTTTCCCTCCGACGCCACCACCTGAGAGGCCAACCATGTTCGAGCAGTACAAGAGCCGCCCCGACACCGTGCGCGCCATCGTCGTCACCGAGGACAACGTCGACGAGGTCGCTCGCTACATCGGTGAGGAGATCAGCCGCGACGGCCACGTCAAGATCGTGCTCCCCGGCACCTCTGGGGCTGGTCGGCCCCGCCTGAGCTTCAGTGCGCAGCAGACCCCCTCATTCGGAGGGTTCGTCGTGGTGCCGATCCCCGGGGTTCTGATCAGCTACGACACCCCCGAAGGGGTCCGGTACCACTCCCAGGAGACGGAGGAGTTCACCGCCGGATGGGAGCTGGCGACGTCCTACCGCCCCCACGAGATCGTGCCCGCCGACGAGGAGACCGCCTACGAGCTCGCCGCCTACGTCGAAGCCCCGGATCAGGAGGACTGCGAGGGGTGGGCGAACGGGTGCTCGTGCCCGGCCAGCGACGAGACCAACCAGGCGGTGGAAGACCGGGCCGCCCGAGACTAGGCGCCCACCCCTCCGGCCCGCCCCTCACCGCCACGGGGGGCGGGCCACCCCACCCCAGGGAGGAAGGACCCCATGGCCCGCGCGTTCCGACTCATCGTCACGTACCCCTCCAGCGGCGCCAACCACGTCAGATGGCCCGCCGAGAGGGTGTTCCACAGCCACGCCGCCGCACACCGCCGGAAACGCGTCCTGGAGTCCATGGGGGCGACTGCCCGAGTGGAGACCTCGCACACGATCCAGTGGCCCACGTCCGCCGCCGACGCCGCTGACGGGCGGTTCGTGGAAGCTCAGAACCGGGTACTGCGTGACCGGGTCGCGACCCTGGAGGCGCAACTCCGCGAAGCCCGGGGCGACTGCGAGACGGTGTTCACCGCCCTCCAGGTCGAACGGAACCGGCGCGAGCTCGCCGAACGGGTCGTGTCTGAGCGAACCCGCCACGCCCCCCACCCCTGACGGGTACGCTCCCGGCACACGGGGGCCTTCCCCAGGACAGCCGTCCCCCCGTGCAAGCCCCCGGCACCGTGCCCGCCGGGGGCTTCTCCATGCCCCCGCACCCTGCCGGGGGGCGCCGTTACCCTGGCCACCTGACACACCGACCAGCACAGGGGGACGCGTGGCGCCCGACAATGACGCCTCACCGGACAGCGCCGACGACGCGACCACTGCCCGACCGCCCATGGGCGAGGAGGTGGGATCGGCGTTCGACGAAGGCCAGCTATTCGGCGCCTTCGAGGACGGGGACGTCTTCGAGTCCCGAGACTTCACCCCCCGTGACGTTCAGGAGATGCTCCGCAAGGACGGCAAAGCCCGCACCATCGAACAGGTCCTCACCCTGCCCGTGATGTCGGCAGGGTGGACCATCGAAGCCTCCAAGGGAGACACGGGAGAGGCCGACTTCGTCAGGGACGCCCTGACGCGTCCGGCCAACGCCGGGGGCATGTCGACCCCCATGACTCTCGTGATCTCCCAGGCCGCGGCTGCAGCCCTGTACCGCAAGGCGTTCTTCGAGCGGACGTTCGCGCTCCGAGGCGGCAAGGTCGTCTACTCCAAGATCGCCCACCGGCCCGTGACCACCTGCGAAGTGCGCCGAGACCCCACCACGGCAGGATTCCGCGGATTCCGCCAGTTCCCGTACCGGCCAGGGGGCATGCTCGCCACCGACGCCGACAACCAGGACGTGGACTGGGTGGACATCCCGCCCGGGCGCGCGTGGGTGCACATCCACGGCCAGCACCGGGATCCCCTCGTCGGGATTTCCGAGCTGGACGTGCCCCTGTGGTGCCACACCCTGAAGCAGAAGATCCGGTACCTCTGGTACTCGTTCCTCGAGGGGCAGGCTCTTCCGAAGGCCATGGTTTCGCACACCGACATCGGGACGGCGCGCGAGTACGCGCGCACCGTCAACCGGCTGAAGAACTCCTCTGTGATGGCCAAGCCGAGTCAAGTGTCCGTGGAGGCCTACGAGTCGTCGGGCAAGGGCGCCTCGGAGTTCCAGGCCGCGTTGCGGTGGCTGGACGGGGAGATGGCACAGTCGGTGTTGGCGGGGTTCACCGGCCTCACCGAACAGGCCACCGGGTCCTACGCGCTGTCCAAGGACCAGTCGGACTTTTTCCTGATGTCGCGCAAGGCCGCGGCCGACGAGCTGGCGGCGGGCATCACGTCGTGGGTGATCGCTGACCTGGTGCGTTTCAACTACGGCGCCGACGCCGCGATGCCCCACTTCGAGTTCGGGCCCCTCTCGGACGTGTCGGTGGACTCGGCGCTGACGACGCTCACGACGCTGGCCGGACAGCAGTCATCCTCTCTGCCCGCTGAGTTCGTCCTCGCTCTCGCGGAGAAGGCCGCCGGGTACCTCGAGCTGGACTCGGACAAGGTCCGTGACGCCCTCGAGCGCGCCGCACAGCGAGCCGAGGAACGCGCGAAGGCCGGGGACGTCCAGGCCGCGGCCGGGGCGAAGTCCGCGGAAGCCGCCGCCGACGCCGCGATGCTCAACGGGGTGGGGCAGCTCGCCGACAAGGTCGCACAGAAGAAGCAGGGGGAACGCGGTGGTCAGCCTCGCAACGGTGGTCGTGGATCTGGCACGCCCGGTGTCGCAGGCTCCGGCCCGCGCACCCTTGGATCCGCCCGAGGCTGACGCGCGGGCGCTGGCCTCCACTCTCGCCCGGGTGTTGGCCGCCCCGCTCGGGGAGGGGCGCCGCATGGAGATGATCCGGCGCGCTCTCGCCCCGCTGCGTGTCGACCCTCGGGCGGCCCGGGCCGCACACCAGATGATGCAGCGCTCTGCGCAGGCCCTACCCCGTTCGGGGAGCGGCCCGGGCGGGCGGAAGACGAACTCGGACGCGCACCTGTACCGGGCGTGGTACCTCATCAACGCCGCGCGGCGCGTCCAACAGGGGTTGTCGGACGGGCGGTTGGCCGCGGACATCGTGCGCACGGAGGAGAACTACCTCCGAGCTCACCACCGCGCACAGGTGCGGCGAGCGCAGGCCGCGGCCGACGCCGATACTGCAGCTGAGGCGTCACACATCAGTACCGGGCGCCGTCTGGCCGTGTGGCGGGCCCACGCCGATGAGCGGACGACGAGGGACTGCCGGATGATGAACGGCAAGGTGTTCGACCCGGCGGTCGGCACGTCCATCGGCTACCCGGGGTCCGCGCACCCCTCGTGCCGTTGCTGGCCGGAGGAACTCCGCCCCGGGCGCCGGTACCGGCCGGTCCCCACCATCACCAACATCAAGGAGGTGCGTCGCCGATGAGCGGGCACAGCTCGAGCACGCATCCGCCCCTGGAGACGGCTCCGGGGCAGCGCGATAACTGGGTGGAGGCCTCCGGGGGGCTACCGCCGTACATCAAGCGGGTGGCCAAGCACATCCGCTCGGACTCGGGCATGTCGACGTCGCGGGCGATCGCGTCGGCGATCTCCCAGATGAAGCGGTGGGCGGCTGGGGGCGGTGACGTCACCCCGCAGACCCGTGCTCAGGCTGCACGGGCGGTCGCCCAATGGGAGGCTCTGAAGGCACGCAACCGGTCCCGTTCGGGTGCGATGTCCCTGGCAGTCCCGAGCGGGGAGCCCGTACCCTCTCCCCAGACCGCGATCCCGGGGAGTGTGCCTGTGACCTCATCGACCGACGGGCCACGGAGCACCGTGGCCACGGCTGGCCAACCCGTGGCCACGGTGCCTCGTGGCCACGCCGACCTTCGCCGCGCGGTGGCCAACGCCGGGCCGGACGCCCCCGAAGATGTCCGGCGGCGCCTCGTGCGCCGGGCCCGCCAGATCAACGCGTTGCCGCTCATCCCGGCCAGCTGGCTCAACCTGTCCGTGGCCATGGCCAACCGTGGCCACGGCGTGGCCAACGCTGGCCAGCCCGTGGCCAACGCTGGCCAAGGCGTGGCCAACGGTGTCCTGGACATGGCCGCGCGCAACGGCCGCCACATCCCCGGGACGTCCTACAACTGGCGTCATGGCTACCTGCCACTCAACGCCCGGACCGCGTTGGCCAACCGCAAAGGGTACTGGGTAACCCCCCAGGGCAGGAAGGTTTCCGCAGCTCAGACCCGGGCGCGTCTGGGTGTGAAGAACAACGCCGCGGCCGTGCGCAAGCTCCGGCGGGACCCGAAGGCCCTCGAGGGCGGCCAGGGCGGCCAGGGTGGCCAGGCGTCGGCGCCGCTGGCCAAATCGCCTGTCCGTGTCCGGCCACGCCGTGGCCAAGGGGCCCCGGCGCCGACGCCCTCGCCGACCCAGCGACAGACCATGCGGGCGAACACGGCGCCGTCCACTGGCCAACCCGTGGACCGTGGCCAAGCGGCCCGGACGGCGGCTGGCCAACGCGTGGCCAACGCCCGGCCAGCGGCTGGCCAACGGCCAGTGTCCCCGGACATGGGCCGCCAGACCCTGGCCAGGGGCACCCCGGCGCCGACGGCGCCGTCCGGCCGGAGCGGGCCCGAGCTCGTCCCCGCCGAGGGATCCCCCCGGTACCGCACGCAGCGGATGCCGGACGGCCGTCACCGCGTCCTGGACACGGGCACGGGCCGGACCACGGGCCCGATGTCGCCCGCGGAGGCCAAAACGAAGATGGACGCCGACAACGCCGCGGGCGGGCGCACCCCGGCGCAGGCCCGGGCGGCACGGCAGGCACGCACGGCCGCCGCCGCCACCTCGTCGGCGCCGACACAGCCCCGAGGCAACGACACGGGCACTGCCCGGGTGCCCGCGGGCGGCGCCGACGGGGCCCTGTTCGGGCTGAACCCCGGCATGCGCGCGGAGCGCAAGGCGCGCACGGCGACCCTGCCCAACGGGTGGGAGGATGCCAACCCCGGCATGACCCCGGCGGGCAAGATCGCCCGCGGCAACGAGATCACCCGGACCGCCGACGGGGTGGAGATGCGCATCCGGGCGAAACCGGACGGCACGGGGTACTCGTGGCGGGTCACCGACCAGGACGGGGACGTGACCGAAGGGGAGTCCCGTGACATGCGGTTCGCCCTGGACGACACCGCGCTGCAGCACTACGGGGCCACGGGCAACAAGCTCCCCCAGCGCGACCGCGCGAGGTTCTCGGACGTGCGACCGCCCCGTGTGGAGGAGGCGCTCCGAGGCGCCGGGGCGACCCCCCCGCCGACGCGCTCGGACGCCCAACGGCGTCGGGCGGCTGTGCAGGCCATGACCCCTGTGCAGCGCGAAGCGCACGCGCGGGGCCTCGATCGGCGTGCCCGCATGGCCAAGGGCGGCACCCGGGCGGGCAGTGGGAACCCGCAGGAGGCAGCACGTCTGCGCCGGGAGGCGTCCGAGACGCGCAAGATCAACCAGGCCGATACCCGGGCGCGCAACACGGCCGCGGCCGAACAGGCCGAACCGGTCGACCAGCGGCCCGAAGCGGCCGGAGTGACCCGGCGGCCCCGGGCGGCGGACTTCGAGGCGCGCGACCTCACCGACCAGGCCACCCGGGACGCCGCGGAACGCAACCGCAACGCGGGGATCCCCTCCCCCGACCGTACGGAGCTCAACGCCGCGAACCTGCGCTACGACAACGCGGCGCGCACCCACGCGACCGCGCTGCAGAGCTCGTCCCTGTACAGCGACGAGCAGCGCCAAACCGCCGAACGGAACGCCCTGGCGGCGGCCCGAGGCGCCGAAGCGGCGCGGAAGAAGTACCTGGAACAGGCCGCGAAGGCCCCAGCCGCGGACTCCTCCCACGCCACGGCGCGCGGCGGGGTCGCCGCGGCGCGGCGCCGGATGGCCGCCGACGGCCGCCCCGTGTACATGGTCGCGTCAGGGGAGGGGGCGGGGGTGCGGCTCACCGGCACCCGGCCAACCCGGGGTCCGTTCGCTCAGCTCACCCGCGGTACGGACTGGGGTGTGTACGAGGGTCCGGGGCAGCAGGTTCCGTCCCGCACCACGACCCCGGGAATCAGCCAGCTGCGGGCGCGGGTCATCCCGGACAGGCAGGTGCGGACCATGAGGGAAGCGCAGGAGGAGGCGCGGCGCCGGTACGACGCCGACGGGCGGATCTCGTTCATCGTCCAGGACGGCGACGGGGCCCGGGTGAGCGACACCCGACCGGAGGACGGGCGGGCGCCGTACGCGACGTTCTCGCCCTCGAGTGGGAAATGGCAGTCCTACTTGTCCGGGCGTGACGGGGTTCCTCCGTCGCTGACCACGCAGCCGGACGTGATCCGCCGCGTAGAGGCCCCGGCGCGTCCGCAGGTCGACCAGACACGCCAGAGGGCAGTAGCCAACTCGCGTGAGGCCTACGCCAAGGAGGAGTACGGGCTCACCGAGGGAAGCTTCAGGGGTGCCAACACGGCGGGGAGCGTGAACGCGGGCGACCGCGCGTACGAGGCTCTCCTGGGGGGTGACCCTCAGCAGTCGCTCCGGCTCCTGCAGACCGCGGCGCAGGAGATGCGCAGTTCCGGGAACACGGCGGGCGCCGACAGGGTCGCCCGGGTCGCGTCCACGGTGGAGAGGAAGCTGCGGGCCCCCAAGAACGCCGGTACGACGCTGACGCCGATCAACGCAGGGGCCCGCTCCCGGTCCGGGGTGGTCACCCGCAAGGCTGTGGACCACCAGGGTCGCGAATGGGACCTCGAGCTCAATCCGGACGCGGGTACCGTCCAGGCCACGTCGGGGCGCCTGTCGGCCAGCGCCTCGTACCCGCGTGGCGACAACGCCGCGGCGATCCGATCCGCGAACCGGCTCGTCGGCGAGATGATCGGCACCCTGGCGGAGCCGGAGCGGCCCCGGATCCGCACGGGTGACGTCGACTCGTTCAACGCGAACAGGCGTGCCGAGACGGAGTGGAACGCCCGGGAGTCCCGGTTCCGGCGCCTGCGCAGCATGGACGACACCGGCCAGTCTGACGACAACCGGGCGCTGGCCGTCATGGATGCCCGCAACGCCGCACGGAACATGCGCGCGGTGACGCACGGCGTCGGCATGATCCCGGAGTCGCAGTCCACGAACGCCCTCGGGCGGATCACGGCGCGGCTGATGGACGACACCGGGGGAGAGTGGTCCTTCGAGTACGACCGGAACGCGCGGGTGTTCTGGGTGGACGGCCCGAACGGGCGCACGGGGTCTGCCCGGGTCGCCCCCGGCCTGGATCCGTCCATGGCCACCATCAGTGGACTGGTGGACGGGCTGATGGCCGGGCGGCGCCGTCAGATCCGCGACTCTGACAGCATCCGGCAGGGAGGATAGACCCCATGACCATCTACCTCGCGCCTCCGACCACGGGTGAGGCCACCCCGGTTGGCGGCCAGCTGTACCGCAAGCAGGTGCTGAAGAAGGGCCCGCTGCGGTACAAAGCGGACGGCCAGGATCGGACGCTGAACTTCGACGACGAGTACATGGGGCGGCTCGTCGGCGCGTTCCGTGATCGCGCATACGACAGCGTCCCTTTCGTGCTCGCCGACGAGAAGAACCGGCACACCATGGACCCCGAGCGGGCCCGCGGTGAGGTGGTCGACCTCGAGGCGACCCCGGACGGGCTGGACATGCTCGTGAGGCTGTCAACGCAGACCGCTAGCCTCGTCCGGGAAAACCCGAACTTCGGTGTGTCCGCGCGGATCGTCGAAGGGCTTACCAGGGGAGATGGGAAATCGTGGCCGGTGGCCATGCAACACGTCCTGGGGACCTTTGACCCGCGGGTGACGGGGATGCGGCCGTGGGAGTCCGTGAACCTGGCCGCGGACGGGCATGACGTGATCGACCTGACCGACACACAGACAGGAGACGCCGACATGGCGGGACTGAGTGACGAGGAACTGGCCGCGTTGAAGCAGCTGGCCGGGCTGACGCCGAGCCTGGTGGGGCTCGTGACCAGCTTCGACGACGACGCCGACGGCGCGGAGGGATACGAGCTGGACGACGACGGCGCCGGAGAACTCGTCGGAGCGGGCGCGGGTGTGGTGCTCTCCAACGAGCACACCGACGGCGACCTGTTCGACCTGTCCGGGACCGGCACCGGAGAGGACGTGTTCGGCGCCGACGCCGGAGCGCCCGCGGGCGACTCGCTCGAGCTGTCCGCGATGCGCGAGGAGCTGGCCGGAGTGCAGGCCGAACTCCAGGCCGCGCGGTGGAAGGCCGAACGCGACCAGCTGGCCGCGTCCGGGGTGCCCCCGGTGATGCTGGACAAGGCGGAGATCCTCCTCTCCGCCCCCGGCACGGTCGGGGTCATCAACCTGTCCAACGGGACCACGGTGGACCCCGCACGGGTGATCCGGGACGTCCTGGAGGCCGCGCGCGGCATCGTGGACCTGTCGGCGCCTGTGGGCCACTCCCAGGACCAGGGCGACGACGCTGTGGTGCAGCGGCTGCACGCCGAGATGGACAAGATGGGCGACATCTAAGAAAGGGCAGGTCAGGCCATGCCTGGAATCGTTCCGAAGTACAAAGAGGGACCGATCACCTACCCCGTTTCGGCGGTGGTGAGCGGCGGCCAGCTCGTCACGGTCGACGCGGCCAACCCGGGGAAGATCAAGGCCGCCGCCGCGGCCGACACCGTCATCCTCGGTGTGGCCGCCACGGACGCCCGTCCGGCCTCGGACGCCGACCAGGCGTACACGACCCCCAGCGGGTACCCGGCCCATGACGCGTCGGTGCCCGGCTCGTTGGTGGCGGTGCACTGGTTCGGCTGCTTCGAGCTGGTCGCCGACGGGCCCATCGGGTTCGGTGAGGCCGTCCAGCCCGCGGCGTCCGGAAAGGTCGCGAAGTCCTCGGGCGGCACGGTGATCGGGATCTGCGTCAACGCCGAGGGTGCCGCGTCCGGAGAACGGGCGCTCATTCGCCTTCAGATGCTGGGCCACTTCACCGCCCCCGCGGCCGGATAGGAGAGAGACACAGATGGCACTTCAGAGCGTGGTCGCGTCCCAGGACGGGCCCCGGATCACCGTGAACGACATGATCCGCAATCCGACGCTGATCCCCCAGCGGATCATCCGCATGACGGAGCAGCAGTTCATCGCCGACGCGCTTTTCCGGCGCGGCCCCAACGCGTCCGGCGGCGCCGTGGTCTACCGCGAGTCCGAGCCGCTGTTCGCCGACGGGGAACCGGACCTGATCGAGGAGTTCGGGGAGATCCCGATCGTGGGCACCTCCACCGGGCTCCGCCGGTCCGTGTCGACGACCAAGCGCGGATTCGGATACGTCATCTCCCGGGAGATGCAGCGCCGCAACGACGTCGACAAGGCCCGCAACGACCTGGTGAAGCTGCGCAACACCATGGTCCGGACCCACGACGACCTGTTCCTGTCGACGTTCCTCACCCACCCCCGGGTGCACACGATGAACGCGGCCGACGGCTGGTACAAGGACGCGTACGAGGCCGTTCAGACGACCGGCGGTTCGATCCGGTACGACATCGCCAAGGCGAAGAAGCTCATCGCGGATTCCGCCCCCGAGGGGCGGCCGAAAGATTTCTTCGGCTTCAACGCGAACACCCTCGTGATCAGCGAGAACACCGCGATCGGGTGGATCCAGTCCGACAAGATCAATGAGACGTTCGCGCACGGCAACCTCGCGGACCAGCAGCTCAGGTATACCGGGGTCATGCCGCGCACGTTCTGGGGTCTGAACGTCGTGCAGAACCGGCGGATCCCCGACGACATCGCGGTGGTCATGGAACGCAACACGGCCGGGTTCATCGCGGATGAATGGCCGCTCGAGGCGACCGCCCTGTACGAGGACCGGCCCCGCCAGCAGTGGCGTTCCGACGTCACCCGGCGTAGCGTGGCGGCCCTGGATCAGCCGGGCGCGGTGTGCATCATCACGAACATTCTCGACACCCCCTAGGGAGAGACCATGGCGGAGATGAAGGCCGGACAGTACAAGGTCATCGGCGACGAGCTCACCCTCAAGGAGGGCACGAAGACCGAACCGAAGTATGTCCCCTACAAGCGGGGCGCCGTCGTGAAGCTCACCGCGGAACAGGCGGCGAAGTTCGGTGCGGGTACCCGACCGCTGGTGGTCCCGGCGCCCCGGGGCCGCGAGGAGGCCGCCGACACCGAGACGCCCGAGACGCCCGAGACGCCCGAGACGCCCAAGAAGGCCTCGGGTGCGGTGTCCAAGGTGGGTAGCTGATCGTGCCCGTGACCCCGTACGCGGACGTCAACCGGCTACGGGCCACCCTTGAGCGTGGGGGGGGCGGTCTTCCTGAGACGGACAAGGCCCTTCCCACGTCGTGGGCCGACGACATTCTGCTCCGTCACCTGGTCGACGCCACGGGGATCATCGACTCCCGTGTCGGCGCCGTGGTCGCGGTCCCGTTCGTCGACCCTCCCGATCTGATCGTGGGCCTGTGCGCGGACATCGCCGCGTACCGGGCCTGGCTTTCGTTCCGGGGTTCCAAGGACCTGGGGGAGGAGGACCCGTTCGTCCTGCGGTACCGGGACGCGGTCGCTCTGCTGCGGGACATCGCGAAGGGCGACGCGGTCATCCCCCCGACGTCGGGCGGGAACCCCTCGGGGGGCCCCGTCGCGTTCCACCGCTACGACGGCGACCTGTTCGGCATGGGCGACTTCGGTCTCGGGTACCCGCCGGATGGTGTTGAGCGGCCGTACTCGGCTGGCTGGGGGCGGTGATGGTCCGCCGTGGGCGGGGCGCCGACGAGTTCGAGCGTCGCTTGAAGGAGCTGGATCGGGCAGTGGGGCGCGGTCCCCTCGTCGGCAAGGTCGTCTTCGACCAGCGGTATGCGCAGAACCAGCACGAGTCGTTGCACTTCAAGCACCCGCACGGCGGGGAGGCGAAGTTCCTCGAGCGGCCTCTCCTCGAGGGCGCCGAGGACTTCATGCGCCATCTGGCGTCCCGGGCCATCACCCAGGACGGGTCAGAGCTCAAGGAGGGCATGGGGGACGTGGTGGAGGATCTCGCCCGACAGTCCGCGAAGCGCTCCCCCCGCTGGTTCGGGGACCTTCCCAACTCCGCGCACCCCACGGTGGAGGATGACGGCCGGGTGATCTATGACCGGGCCCCGGCGGCGCGTCGGCTCACCGACGAGGAGATCCGGCTCAAGAACAGGTGGCGGGTGCACCCCTCCAAGCGCGGCCGGAGGAGGCTCCGGTGAGGGACCCCAACGGCGGGTTGAGGCCGCGCCAGCTGGTGGCGTGGATCGGCACCCAGGTGCCGTTCCCGGTGGTGCGGGCAGTCCAGGGGGCGCCGCTCCCTGAGATGCCGGACGTGCTGGCCGCGGTGACCATCACCAGCGGCCCCGGCCTGTCCCTCGAGGGCGCCTACGACCGGATCGCGTTCCAGGTGCGGTGCCGGGGCGACCAGAACGCCCCCGAGGAGGGGGACGACATGGCGCACGACATCGACGCGGCCCTACTGACAGCGGATATGCCTACGATCGACGGCATCCCCACATTGGGATTCACCCGGACGGGGTCGGGCCCGACCCCTCTGGACACCGACGACGGAGAGCGGGAGACCACCGTGTGTACGTACATGGTGCAGGCCGCGAGCGTCCTGTAGAGAAGGGGGAGACGTGGCCCGCACGAACAGCAGCAGTGAGCCGGAAACCACGGCGTTGGGCGGAGAGCCGGACAAGGTCGACTCGGCGCCCGCCGTGGTCACGACCGCGGAGGGCGACACCCGCCCGGGCGTCGGCGCCGAACCGGTAGCGGATGTGCCGGTGGGCATGACCGCGGTCGTCCTGGACGAGCCGGAGCCGGAGCCGTCCCAGGCCGCGGCCGGGGTGACCAAGGCCAAGCCGTACCTCCTGCGGGTGACCTACCCGCACGATGAGTTCAGGGTGCCGGGTCAGGGCGACAAGCCTCAGGGGGGCGGGGAGCCCTCCGACCTGGTGCTCACTCGCGAGTTCCAGCCTGTGTCGCGGGCGCAGTGGGACGCGGCGCGGGTGTCCACCCGCGGCACGGGGATCAAGCTCGTCGGCGCCGTGCCCGAGCAAGAAGGAGGGGCCTGATGCCGGTTCTGTTCAGCAAGGACAAGGTCGCGGTGGGTGTGGCAACCTTGTACATCGCCCCTGCCGACACGGAGATGCCGCCGCTCTCGCACACCTACGAGGAGGTGTGGCCGGAGCCGTGGACGCCGGGCGGTGGCACCTCGGAGGGCGTGTCGCTGTCGGTGGAGCCGGACACCTCGGAGATCACCATTGAGGAGTCGCCGACGGCGGCCCTGATCTTGGGCAACACCCTGAACATCACCGTTGAATCGGACCTCGCCGAAGACACGATGGAGACGATGAAGGTGGCGTACGGGGCGGGCGGCACCCTCAGTGTGCACGCGCCGACCGCGCTTCTGCCCGGGTACAAGGAGTTGACCTTGTCCGCGGATCTGGGGATCGTGGCCGTCGGGCTGGAGATGAAGGTTCGCCGCAGCGCCTCGGATCCCGGCGCGGGTACCTTCTGGCGTCGGTACTACATCCCGAGGGCGACGTCAGCAGGGACGACCGAAACCAGCTACCGTCGCACCGAGAACGCACGAACCTACCCGATCTCCCTCACGTCGATCTCCGAGCCGCACGAGGTGCGTGTGATCGAGATGACGGCCCCGGCTTCCGGGGAGTAGCCAGATCGGGTGTAGTGCCCACCCATGGGGCATCTGAGGCCGTGCCTGTTCGGGCGCGGCCTCTGGTGTAGGGAAGGAAGTGAAGGCATGGCCGGATTCAAGGCTGAGAAGGCCGTAGAGCGGCTGGATTACGACATGGGGCCGACCGCCCTGTACGAGGGTCGCAGGATCGAGGGGATCACCCCCGATCCCTCCGATGAGCAGATGGCCGTGTGGGGTCAGCAGACGGCGCAGCTCGCCCGTGAGTTCAACGCGGACCGGGACGGCATCGACATCAACGACCGTATGGCCGTGCTGGAGTGGATGGCGGATCAGCCCCCGTCGCGGGCGATGGAGCTGGAGAAGCGCACGGCGAAGCTGCACGCCGATGTGTGCTCGAACAAGCCGTCCTTCGAGGAGATCATGGCGACTCCGCCGCGGATCCGGTCCGCGTGGTACCGGTGGTTGTCGGGTGAGCTCAACCCGGAAGGCTCCACTCCCGATACGAAGGCCTAGCCGGTGACCAGGACCGGCGGCGGTTCATGTACGCCGTGCGCCGGTACCTGGGGTTCAGCTGGGATGAGTGGACGGCTCTGCCGTGGTGGCAGAGCCGTGCGTATCGGGAGATGCTCGAGGAGGCCCAACCGTGGGCGCGGGAGTCCGAGGCGATCAGCCCGGAGGCCCGCAAACGCAACCAGGCCGCGAACGCGGTCGGCGCTCAGCTGGACGCTACGGCGACAGCGGAGGACATGGTCAGGCACGGTGTCCGGGTCGAAAATAGCTGATGTGGGATGATCACGGCGGGCTCTGGGGGTATCCCTGGGGTCCGCCTGATCTGTGAGACGGGGGCGCCGGGTGGGGTTCAACGCGGGGGCGATTGAGGGCACGGTCACGCTGGATCGCAGGCCCTTCACACAGGGGCTGGCCAGTGCCCGCAGACAGGGCCGCCGGTTCGCGAACGAGACGTTCACCGCGTCCATGGACGTGGACACCTCGGCGGCGAACGCGTCGATCCGCAAGTTGCGCGCCGACATGGCGCGCGCGGAGTCGCTGTCGCGCCACATGTCCGTCACCGCGGACACCTCCGGAGCCACGGCGGCGATGCGCGCGGTGGAGGCTCAGCAGCGGCGGATGGCCGCGGGGTCCTCGCAGACGTCGGTGGGGGTCGACACGTCGGCGGCGATGATGCGGATCGCGGCCCTGGAGGCGCAGCTCGAGCGGCTGAACACCGCCCGGGCGGAGCCCACCGTCGGGGTTCGGGGTGTCGGCGCCGCTCTGGCTCAGGTCGATCTCCTGCAGACTGCGGTGATCGGTCTGGGTCCGGCGGTGGTGCCGGTGCTGGCCGCGGCGACGGGGGGGGCGGTCGCGCTCGTCGGCGCGCTCGGTGCCGCCGCGGGCGCGCTCGGGGTGTTCGGGCTGGCCGCCGCGGGGCCCGTGGTGGGCTTGATCAACCTGCAGCAGCAGATGAACGACCTGGACGAAGCGATCATGCTCGCCGAGCCGGGGACGGCGAAGTACAACGAGCTGTTGGCCGAACAGGCGGAGCTTCTAGCTCAGGTCACTCCTGCGCAGCGCGCCGCTCTGGACTCGTTCGAGCAGCTCAAGACGACTTTCCTGGAGTTCGGTGGGGGCGCTGAGGACAACGTCCTCGGGGCGATCACGAACGGGCTCAACGGGGTTCGGGGGGCCCTGGAGATCCTGAAACCGGCCGTGGTGCCGATCAGCCTGGTGATGCTCGAGCTGTCGCGTCGGTTCGAGGAGGCCATGACGGGGCCCGGGATGGTGGGGTTCCGGGACTGGATCATGACGAACGGGCCCCCCGCGATCCTGTGGTTCGTCGGCACCCTGGTCAACCTGGGTGCGACGGTGGCCGGGCTGGTGGTGGCGTTCCAGCCGCTCACTGATCAGCTGGTGGCCACCGAGGGGGCGTTCGCGGGGATGCGGACGTGGTCGGAGGGTCTGGCCGCGAACCCGCAGTTCCAGGAGTTCTTGTCGTACATCATCCAGCACGGGCCGCTCGTGTCGACGACCCTGTTCGCGCTCGTCGACGCGGTGCTGCAGATCGGGTGGGCGTTGGCGCCGGTTGCCCCGTATCTGCTGATGTTCGTACGAGGGGTCGCGGAGACGGCGGCTTCGGTGGCGTCGGCGCACCCGTGGGTGATTCAGCTGGCGTGGGCCGGTCTGCTCGTGGCGAAGATGTGGGGGCCGCTGGTCGGCCTGTTCGCGATGATCCGGACGGCGCTGACGTCGCAGGCCGCGATGTGGCTTCTCCTGCGGGCGCGGATGATCGCGTACCGGTCGGTGACGCTGTTGATCCGCACGGCGACGCTGGCGTGGGTCGGTGTCCAGTGGCTTTTGAACATCGCTATGAACGCGAATCCGTTGGGTCTGATCGTGTTGGCGGTGGTCGCGGTGATCGCGATCATCACAGGTCTGGTTTTGGCGATCAAGTACGCGTGGAACAATTTCGACTGGTTCCGCAATGGTGTGCTTGCGGTGTGGACTGTGATCCAGGCCGGGGCGATGTGGTTGTGGACCAACGGTATTAAGCCGGTGGTCGACTGGATCGTTATGGCATTTCAGACCTACCTTTTGCCAGCGATCATATTCGTCGCCACATTGTACGTGAATTACATTCAGACGATGTGGAAGGTAGTCCAGACGCTCTGGTCATTCATTTGGCCGATCATTCAGTTTATCGCCCTGGTGGCGTTCGCCCTTGTCGTCACCTATTTGGGCGTTCTCTGGTCCTACTGGAAATTCGTTTTCAACGCCATCGGTGCGATCGCAACGTGGCTGTGGCAGAACGCCATCAAGCCTGCTGTGGACGGCATCGTCTGGCTGTGGGTGAACTGGCTCATGCCGAAGATCAACCAGGCGAAAGCCGGTTGGGACATCGTCATGAACGCCCTGGGGGCGGCTGCCCGGTGGTTGTGGACCAACGTCATAAAGCCTGTGGTGCTGTGGATCGCTGGCCGGTGGGCGTGGCTCGTGATGCAGTTCCAGTACCACAGGGCGGTGTTCTCCGCGATCTTCGCGATGATCGGCGCGTATGTGAGTACGCTCCGAGACCGGTTCCGCGCCGGATTCGACAAGATCAAGGAATTCGCTTCAAGCCTCCTGACGAACTTGCGAGGAATGCGGGATTCCGTCGGGGAGATTTTCCGACGCCTCGCGAATCACGCTCGGACGCCTATTAACTGGGTTATCAACACGGTTTACAACGACGGAATCCGAAAGATTTCCCGGAACGTCCTGACGGCCGTGGGTATGACCGATTTGGCCAACAAGATCCCGCGCGCGGCCACGATCCCGGCGTTCGCCGCGGGCGGCTCCCCTATGGACCCGTCCGGGTACGTGCGCGGCGCCGGGTCGGGCACCTCGGACGACATCGTCGCGCGCATCGCGAACAGGGAGTTCGTGGTGAACGCCCGGTCCACCGCCGCGTTCCGGCCGTGGCTGGAGTGGGTCAACAACCAGGGCCGCCGGGCCCGCGGCAACTCCGCGGCGGCCATGCCGGGGAACACCGCATCCATGCCGGGGTTCAACCGCGGCGGTCTCGTCAACCCCTTCGACATGGCCAGGGATGCCGTACTGGGAGCCTCCAAGGGGGTGCTGGAGGACGCGCTTGACGCCCTCGGGTGGACCGGGTGGATTCGGGAGCTCAAGGCCGGAGCGCCGATCTGGCAGGGTGCCGCTGGCGGTGCCCTGGACATGGTCGGCGGCGGACTGCTGTCCTTCCTCGGGCGCAAGGACGCCGAGGGGGGCAACCCGACGGCGGTGGTGCGCGCGGCCCGGGCGGCGAAGATGGAGGGGTCGGACTCCAACAACCGGTACACCAGGGCGTTCGGGATGCTGGGTGCGCCGTGGTGCGCGATGTTCGTGAGCGAGATGCTCAAGGACGCCAAGGCTCAGAAGCTCTACGCCAACGTCCGCTCGGCCGCCGTGCAGTCCTTCGCCACGTCCTCCATGAGCTCCGTGGCGCCGTCCGCGGCGCGGGCCGGAGACCTCGCCGTGTACCGGGGGGGCGGCGGCCCGGGCGGCTGGTCGCACATCAACATCGTCTCGGATCCGACCAAGCGCGAGAGCATCGGCGGCAACGAGGGCAACCGCATCAAGACGCAGCGCGGCTACTACCCGTCCGCGGTCAAGCTCATGCGGCCGTCGGCGGCCATGGGCGGTCTGATCACCGACAGTCTCGTGCGGCGCATCATGTCCCAGGACTACGCCGACAACACCCGCAGGACGACCCCGGAGGACACCCAGTTCGTGAGGGTTCTGGCCGGACTGCCCGCCTACGGTGACGGCGGCCGGGTGGAGTACCGGGCGGGCGGCGGTCGCCTGCGGGCCGGGGACACGGCGTGGGTCGGGGAGGAGGGGCCGGAGCTGGTCCGGGTCGGCTCCCAGGCGCGGGTGCACTCGGCGCCGGAGTCCGCGGCCATCGCGGGCCGGGGCGGCGCCACCACCTACAACTACAACGTGTCGGGCATCGCGACGATCGACGAGCTGCGGGCGTTCGCGCACGAGACCCGTGTGGCCGAACAGCGGCGGGCCGCCGCCGGTACGATCCCCGGACCGCCGAAACCGAAGGTGAGAGAGGGGTAGCCCATGCCGATCATCGTGCCCGCGTCGGCCGCGGAGGGCGGCATCCTCCTGGGACGGGAGAACCGCTACCTGGTGCGCCGCTCGGACTCCGACCTGGCCATCGGACGCCAGGATGAGCACGGCACCTGGTGGCTGTGGCAGAACCTCGAGGGCTGGTTCGGCACTCAGGAGTTGGATGTAGCCGTCACCCAGGTCGGGCGCACCTCCCGGGCCCGGGCGGCGGCACGGTTCCCGCGCCGTCCGCGCACGGTGACGGTGGTGGGGGTGTCGGCGTCGCCGACGATCGACGCCGCGATGGTGGCGCGCGACCGCCTGTTCCGCGAGTGGGGCGACCCGGACACCGAGTTCGACCTGGTAGTCGAAGAGCCGCAGCCCAAGCGGCTGCGGTGCCGACTCGGCGGGGAGATCATCACCGAGTGGTCCCGGCCCGTGAGGCGCTTCCCGTTCTCGATCCCGCTCATCGCCGCCGACGGCGCGAAGTACTCCCTGCAGCCGACGGTGTCGGCGACCGCCCCGGCGCTGTCGGGCGACTACCGGATGACGTGGCCCGCGGTGTGGCCGATCCAGTGGGTGGGCACCGACCAGGCCAACGCGGGGGTGATGGAGGTCGTCAACGAGGGGTCGATGGCCTCCTACCCGCGGTTCACCCTGACGGGGCCGCTGGGGCGCGGGTGGAGGCTGGACAACCTCACCACCCGGGAGAGCCTGGGGCTCGATCTGACGTTGAGCGTCGGGCAGAGCGCGACGATCGACACCGCGACGATGCAGGTGCGGGTGGGCGGGTCGCCCGTGTCGGCGCGGCTGTTCGGGTCGTGGTGGCAGGTTGGCCGCGGGGAGTCCCGGATCATGTTCACCGATCCCACGTTCACCGGCGCCGGACAGACCCTGGTGACGATGTCGTTCGACCCTGCTTGGAGATGATCACATGGCCCTCTCGTCGTGGGCAGTGCCCGGGGAGTCCTCCATCCTGGACGCGCGCAACCTCACTGAGGCGCTCCGGCCGGGCGCCGGGACGCTGCGTGAGGAGGACTTCGCCCTGACCCCGGCCCCGGTGGAGGCCGGGCACGCCGCGGCCATCACGCCGGGGCGCGCGCTCATCCCCGGGGAGACGTTCCGTCAGGGCACGTACTTCGTGTGGTCGGACGCCACGGACACCGTGCCGTGGCCTGCGCCGGATGCCCTACCGCGCATCGACACCCTGATTTTGCAGGAGAGGGACGACTCCTACGGGGTGACGCAGGGCCCGAACGGGCCGGTGTGGAAGATCTGCCCGGGGGCTCCGGCGTCGTCCCCGGTGCCGCTCTCGGATGCGGCGATCCGGGCGGGGCACGCGGAGGCCGGGGCGTGGCTGTACGCCTACGACGTGCGTGTCGACCCTGGTCAGACGCGGTTGGTGGCAGGGAACATCACCCGACGGTTCACGTCGATCTCCTCGAGGCCCAAGCAGGGCAAATTGCTGGTGAGTACGGCGACGTCCACCGCGTTCCGGAACTGGCTGGCGACGAACACGGCGACGCGCAAGGCGTTCACTACCGCGTACTGGCCGCCGGTCTCGTTCGTCGTCCCCTACACGGGGGAGGTCAAGGTCACGATCACCGGGCGTGGATTCAACACCTACTCCACGAACAGCGGCGTCGGCCTGTGCTATCACCTGGCCGGAGCGAACACCAGCGCGATCGGCGCGTACACCGACTACGAGTTCCTCAAGCGCGGACACCTCAACGAGACCGCTTCCGTCGTGAACTGGATCACCGGCCTCAACCCCGGTCTGACCCAGTTCATCCCGAACGTGTGGGTGACCGGGGGGACGTCGTCGGCCGACATCAACCTGCACGCGGGCACCCTCATCGTGGAACCGGTGCTCTGATGGCCACCGAGTTCCACACCCGCATCTATGACGCCCTGAGCAGGGAATACGTGGGCGAGTTCCCGTTCTACGACTGTTCGTTCAACACCCCGTTGGGGGAGGCGGGGGAGTGGACGGGCACGCTCGCCCTCGAGGAGGTCGACCGGGAGACGATCCGCCACCTCAAGCGGGCGCTGAACTACGAGAGCGCGTGGATCTTCGTGTACTGGGGAGCCACGATCCCTTGGCACGGCAAGCTCGTAGCCGCCCCCTGGAACCGGGCGGAGGGCACGCTCGCCGCGAAGGCCGCGGGCACCCGCTCGTGGCTGGATCAGGTGATGGTGGGGCGCGGGCGGGACGTGCGCCACTCCTGGAAGAACATGGAACAGTGCCAGATCACTCGGAACCTCGTTGGCATGGTCGCGACGGGGGCGGGCGGTCGCCTGAAGATCCACCCCGACGCACGTGTGAGCGGGATTCGACGAGACCTCCTCATAGAGCCGCAGAGCTATGGGGTCGTCGGCGAGCTGATCGACAACCTCGCGGACGGCGAGAACGGGTTCGAGTGGGACGTCCTGGCCCGGGACTCCGCGGCCGACGGCCGACCGGAGTTCTACCTGGGGCAGTGGTATCCGGAGAGGGCGTCGCCGGGCGCTCCCCGGCATCTGCTCGCCGACACGGGGGAACACGCGAACATCCTCAATGACCCCGGGTGGCCCGAGGACGCTTCCGGGCGCCGGTCCATGATCCACGCCTTGGGTGACGGCGAGGCGCCCGCCATGGTCACCGCGGTCGACTATGACCCCCTCCTGGACACGGGCCGGGTCCTCCTCACCGAGAAAACTTCCTCCTACTCCGGACAGGGCGTGACGACCGCGCGGGAGCTGGCCGGACTCGCGCACGCCGAACGCGAGCAGCTCTCGGGCACCCTGTCCACCCTCACCGTGGCCGTGGCCCTGGACGACCCCGTGTACGGGTCGTGGCAGACGGGCGACCGCTTCCGGCTCGTCCTCCGTGACGAGTGGCTGGACACCGACCTGTCCGCGGTGCGGTGCGTGGATCACTCCGTGCACTACGCACAGTCCGACGGCCAGGATCTCGTCTCCCTCGAGCTGGACATGGCCGACTCGCTGGCCTACTCCCGGAACCTGGTGGGCTGATGGCGAACACTCCCTCTCGGCACGGCGCTGACGACCGGTGGCGGGCGGCCGTGGACCGGCGCCTGCACGCCTTGGAGACCCGACCGGCGACCATTCCCGTCAGGATCGACGACCCCCCGGCGGACTCTCCCGTGTCGCTGTGGATGACCACGGACGGGCGCCTGCGGGGGCGGCGCGCGGACACGGGCGCCGTCGTCGAACTTCAGCGGATGGCGACCCCGGGCGCCCCTCCGGCCCTGTCGTGGCCCACAGGCACGGACGTGTACCCGCTGACGGTCGTCGCGGAGCTGCCCGCGACGTGGGCGGCGTCGTTCGAGTCGACCGGCGCCCCGGCGCCGACGGGCACCTTCGGGCACGGGCGGGCCCTGCTGCTGGGATGGCCGCGCGGAGTCCTGGAGACCGCGCTGACCGCGTTGGTATCCGTGGACAGGGTGGAGGTGTTCGTCTACCACGTCGGCGAGAACCCGGCCCTGGATCCGCTCCCGGTGGCCGTGGGCGTGCACCAGTTCAACCCGTCGGCGCCGGGCTCGTACGTGCCCGGGACGCTGTCGGCGACCCGGGAGATCCTCCTTCCCGCGGTCGGCGCCGGGTGGCACCAGATCGACCCCGCGGACTGGAACGTGTCCGCGTCCGGGACGTCCGGTGTGCTCGTCGACCAGGGTGCGGCCGAACAGCTGGCCGGGCGCATCCACCCGCCGGGGTCCGGGGCCGGACTGGAACCCCGCCTGCGGATCACGTTCCGATGCCTGGTCAACGTAGGAGGCACCCTTATATGAGCAGTGAGTACGCGGGCACCCCCGAGAGCTTCGCGTGGTTCCGGGGCCGCACGATCCCCGGCGCCGCGATCCGCGTGTGGACGTCCAGGGACCGCACTACGGCCGTCACCCAGCTCGTGAGGCCCGACGACGGGTACCTGTGGCCGGGCGGGATCGTCCAGGCCGACGCCCGCGGTTGGTACCGGTTCGCGACCGTGCACTCCCACGAGTCGCTGTTCGTGGAGGCCGTGGGGGGCGACGGCACCCTGTACCGGATCGACCGCGCCGACGTCGGCGCGCGCGTGGCCACCCTCGAACAGGGCATGGGGGCGATCGGCGCCGACGCCGCGTCGGCGCGCGCCGACGCCGAGACCGCGTTGACGGCGGCTACGGCCGCGCGCGACGTCCTCGAGGGGGAGCTCGGGCGCGTGAACCAGCCCGAGGGGCTCGTGCGGCTGAACGACGCGGGGAAGGTCGGGTACGGGCAGTTGCCCGCGGACTCCGCGGCGTCCTCGTTCCTGACCTGGGGTGACTACTGGACGGTGGACGCCGAGCACTCCCCGCAGGTCGCCGGTTTCCGGGGGATGGGCAACGTACTGCCCGGCAACACCTTGGAGGGGGTGCGCGGGTACCTGGATTTGCACCCGTTCGTGGCTGGTGTGCAGGTGCCCGTGGTGTGGCTGGACGTGTTCTCCACGGATGAGACCGCACTCGTGGTGATCCGCCACGATTCGTTCACCACGACCACGACGACGCGGCCGTACACCTTGCAGGACATGACCATCGGGCAGGTGCGGCAAGCGCGCGTGGACGGCGAGCGGTTCCACCCCCGGTGGCCGGATCTGCCCGTACCCACGCTCGAGGACGTGTTCGCGGAGTTCGCCGGGCGGTGCCTGTTCGTGCTGAACTTCCGAACGATCGGGACGATCCCCCACCACCTGATCACCACGATCACCACCTATGGGATGCAGGACTCGGTGATCGTGGGCGCGTTCCCGGGCGCGATCTTCACCGACTACCAGGCGTACGGGATCCGCACGATGGCGGTGGTTCCCGTCGGGTCGACGGTGACCACGGCGCAGCTGGACACCTTCCAGGATCTGGGTCTGGACTGGGTGGCGCTGGACGCGTCGGGCCTGACCCCGGCGAACGGCGCCTCCCAGGTGGCCGCCGCCCGGGCCCGCGGGATCAAGGTGCTGGTCTACCCGCTCGAGCGGCACTACGAGCTGGATCGGGTGGGCACGTGGGGGGTGGCCGGGTGGCCGTGGGGGTGCGACATGTACGCCTCCCCCGACCCCCTGTACTGCTCGTACGGGCGGCGGGCCAAGTCGCGGATCTTCTTCGGCAATGACTACTCGGGCACCTGGCAGCACGGCCAGCTCTCGAACGGGCTCAACGGGGAGCGGTTCCCGAACCTGTCGGTGGACTCGGTGCCCGAGATCGGCGCCTTCGGAGGCCAGCATCTGCTCAACAACCCGTTGGGGGTCGCCGACAACAGCCTGAACATCGACGGTGAGCGGTGGGCGGTGTTCGAGTCGCCCGGGTGGGCGGTGCCCGTGTACGCGGGCGCCGTGCAGACCATCGAATCCCGTGTCCGGGTGCTGCGCTCCCTGGGGGGGTCGTGGATCACGATCGGGTTCGGGTTCGACTCCGACCGGCCCTTCCAGTACCAGGGGACCGGGTCGACGGTGCTCACGGGGGATCCGTCGCTGAACGGGTGGATCGTGGTCATCCGCGACGACGGAAACATCTACCTGCGCCGGGTGGACGGCGGGGTGATGGAGGGCGCCGACCGGGCCTCCTTGACCACGGGCGGGGGCGGTATCACGGTGCCCGACAACATGGGGTTCCGGATCAAGTTGTCCGCGACGCAGGTACAGGTGTCGGTGCTGACGGGGGCGGGCGCGGTCGTGAAGACCCTCACTCACGCGGACAACTCGCCGTTGCACCGGGGCAGGTACTTCGCGTGGGGCACCCGGCGCAGCGAGGCCGTGTTCTACCGTCCTGGAGCTGGAGGGGGTTCCTCGTGAGCCGTCGCATCGTGTGTCGCCTGTCGCCGACGAGCCTGGGAGTGGGTACGTCGTTGGGGCTGATCCCGTGGGGGGTGAACACCAGCATCGGGGGCCTCAATCAGGGGTTCCAGGTCGTCAACGGACAAACCGAGGTATACGTCCCACAGTCGGGGCTGTACCGCGTCGACGCGGCACTCTCCGCTCTCACCAACCAGCCGGAGGCGGCCATCATCCGTCTCATCGCGCGGATCGGGGGTCAGGACAGGATTGCCACCGGGGCGCGGGCGCGCGGTTCCAGCCTCACCCAGGGCCCCGCCGCGTCGGCCGTGCTCCGCATCAACATCGGACAGCCCGTTCAGGTGCTGGGGTCCTTCACCGGAGGGACCGCGGCCGATCTGGCCGCCCACGTCTCTCATCTGAGCCTTGAACTGCTGGAAGCGGTCTGAACGCCGCTCTGGCCATCACAACCCCCGGGGGTCACCTGTGCTGACGAAGCGCACGCGTCACATCGCTCTTTACTTCGTCCTGGGAACCCTCCTGCTGAACATCTGCATCCCTGTTTTCCGTGGTACCGAGCCCCCCGAAGCGCTGTACGCGCTGCTCGGCACCATCGCCACGTACCTACTGATCGGCGACAAGGAGAAGGGGAAGAAGAAGGACGACGAGGGGGACGGCGAGGGCGACGATGATGTGCCGGACGCCCCCCCGGACCCCAGCCCCCAGGCCGCGAAATGAGCCCGAATCATGCCGATAGTCGACCTCATGAGCGAAGCGTCTTACCTGGTGGCTGGAGTGCTGCTAGGCGTCGTCCTACGCGACATCCGCGACGCGATCCGTTCCGATCCCGAGGAGGCCCCCGATGCCCGATGCCAGACGAGTCCGAGCGCCGAGTAGCCGCGCGCTGGCGTGGGTGACCCTGGTGCTCATCGCCACGTCGCTCATCTATTCCGCGTGGATGAATTTCCAGGTGGACGCCCGGGCGCAGTGCCAGGCCGACCTGAACGGACAGTTTCTGGAGGTCCTGGAGAACAACGCCGCGGTGGCGTCCGCGGACCGCGACAACCTCGCGGAGACGATCGCCGCCCTGGGTGACGCTGACAGTGCCGCCGAGAGCCGGACGATACTGGACGAATACGAGACCAGGCGGGGGGCGATCGACGCCGATCGCGAGGAGTACCCGCCGCTACCGAGGGACGTGTGCGCATGAGCGAGAGACCGGACGACTTCGGGGGCGAGGGCGCCGACGGCGTCCACCGCGCCGACAACCCGCAGGCCACGGGCCCGGGCGGGGTGGACGAGTTCGGCGCCGACCAGGCCGCGCTGGTCCGTGAGACGGGCAACGGTGCCACCGAGGACGACGAGCTCGAGACCCTGGAGGCGCTCTACGGGCCCCCCGACGCCGACGGCGTGTACGGGCCCCGGGGCGGTGACGCCTGATGGGTACCGCCAATGGGATGCTTGCCCGGGCCGCGAAGGATGTGGGGATGCGGGGGCGGCCGAACGCCATCACCCGCGCGTACGCGGCCCGTCAGGGCGACGCGTTCCTCCGTGCCGCGTGGTGCAACATGGGCACCACCGAGTGGGCGCGCGGAAGCGGGAACTTCGCCTCTGGGTACACCTGGGGCAAGGACTACGCCTATACGGTGTGGAACGCCCAAGAGGGACAGCGGCGCGGCCGGTGGGTGTTCGGAACGAAGGGCATCCGGCGCGGTGACCTGATCTTCTTCGACTGGGACGGCTCGAGGTCGATCGCGAGGATCGACCACGTCGGCGTCGTGGAGAAGGTCCTGGCGAACGGTCGAATCCAGACGATCGAGGGCAACACCGGGGACGTGTGCGCGCGCCGCGTGCGCTCCGGCGCCGTCATCACCGGGTACGTGCGGCCGGAGTACGACGGGGTGTCGGCGCCGATCACGGGGGGCGGCGGCTACCAGGGGTACGAGGCGTACAACGCGTCGGCGAAGGCCGGGGCGCGGGTGCTTCGCCAGTACTCCAACGGCGCCGACGTCAAGGTCGTACAGAAGGCCGTGGGGGCGTCCCAGGACGGCGCGTACGGGCCGGACACCGTCAAGGCCGTGAAGGCGTACCAGAAGCGCCACAAGCTCGCCGACGACGGCGTGGTGGGCCCGGACACGTGGGCGAAGATCCTCGGGCAGAGGCCGCCGACGCCGACGAAGGCGCCATTCCCGCTCCCGGCGGGCCACTGGTACGGGACCCCGGCCTCTGACCAGCGCAACCATTCCGGGTACCACTGGACGGGCGACCGCCCGGGTATCCGCAAGATTCAGACGCTGATCGGCGTCGGCATCGACGGCAAGTACGGGACGAAGACGGCCGCGGCCGTGCGCAGCTGGCAGAAGCGCCGCGGCCTCAAGGCCGACGGGCTCGTCGGCGCCAAGACGTGGGGGGCGATGTTCGCATGAGCGGCCGGACGCGCGTTGAGCTGAAGGTGTGGGCTTCCACCGTCGGTGGCCTTCTGGCCGGTGTGGTGCTGGCCGTCCTCGAGGCGCTGGCCGACCAGCCCGCGATGCTCGAAGGGCTCCCCGCGTGGGCGCGGTTCCTCATCATCGCGGCCACACCCGCGATCGTGACCTTCGCGGGCGGGTACGCGGCCCCTCACACCCGCCGCCCGGATCTGAGCGCGGGCGAGTAGAGCCCCCGCCGCCCGGGCCCGGGGCGTGAGGAAGGCCCCCGGCGTGCGCCGCTGGGGGCCTTCTGCTGTCCCGCCTTGGCCGGAAACCCTGCCCACTGACGCCGACAAGACCCGCGCCCTGAACGCGCTCACCACCGACCGGTGAACAGGCCGGGGAGCCTTAGCGCGGATTCCTGTTCCGATGTTCCTCAACCCCCGAGCGAGAGAGAGCGGACGTCGTACGTGGTGTACTACGTCGGCGGCCGACCATGTGACATCACCGACTCAGTGGAGGGTGTTCGGCGCGTGGCCCGGGGCACGGAGATCGAGCGGGTGGAGAGGTCCGTGAAGATCTGGACGGGCTCCCACCACGACAACTCGCGCGGCTTCGAGGAACTGTCTCGGGAGGTACTGCCCGAAGGGGAGTACTGACGTGGTGGCGGGGTCCGGCGCGTGTGCGCCGAACCCCGCATCCCCGCAGGTGGGGGGAGCAAGCCGCGTGGCCATCAGGCCTCAGAAAGAGCAGAGGGACCCCAGTTCGCGCGTGGGGTCCCTCTTGTAGTGGCCCAACCGGAGCCCCTACGTGCTGTGCCGCCCGATCGAGTCTCCCCGGGGAGATGGACGTCTACCCCGACCGCGTCCGGCCCGTCTGGGTAGGAGACGACGGCACGGGACCACGGTAGCGGAACGAGAGCGGACCTTGCCGTGTTCCGACAAGGTCCGCTTATCCCCACGTGCGCGGGGCTGGTGAAGCTCTGGACGATCTTCCAGGACGGCCCATCCCCGCGTGCGCGGGGCCAAGAGTCGGGCCGCATGACCCCTCACGGGCCCGAATCTCCTTGGACTCTACGCTGTGCCGACGACGTTTTCCGGCGAACCGGCCCCGTGGCCGGATCCGGTCACGCCTCGGGCTCCGGCTCCGGCTCGGGGTCGGGGTCGGGCGGGGACGAGGGCATGTGCTCCTCCCAGTTGGTAGGGAGTACCCGCTCGGGCCCGTACACCATGTACTCCGGCCGGAGCCCCAACTCGTGGCCCATCCACCGGAACGCGTCCAGGTAGGTCGCGAACTTCCACGTGACGGGGGGCGGGTAGACGGGGGGTTCCCACGACCAACCGTTCTCGAGGTCCTCCGTGGTGGGCGTCGGCGCCTTCCCGGTCCACTTGCGCCACTCGGTGATCCAGGGCTGGTCCTGGTGGAGGTCCATGATCAGTTCGTGATCCAGGGACCCGGCGCCGTTGCCAACACGCAGGATGTACCGTTCCATGCCGATTTCCGAGGGTTCGCTCATGAGCTGATCATAGAGCGAGCCCGACCAGTGCACCCCTACACCGGTCGGGCTCTCTCATCCCTCCTGCTGCACGGTCGGCCACATGGGCCCGACCGCCCCTCCGAGCCCCCTGTGGCTACGGAAGTTCCACCATCGCGGCGAACTCGGGGTCCGTCTCGCGGTGGAGCCAGATCATGTCATAGGCGTCGGGGTTCAGGCTGGCAGTGAACGCCCCCGCGACGGTGACGACGTCCGTTCCGGGGATCTCCTCCTGGACGGCCAGCGAGAGCATGTGCTTGGTGAACTGCGGGTCCACTGCCATCACGATCTGCTCGGGGTGGTGCTCGGCGACGTAGTCGGTGAACGCGGCCTGGTCGGTGACCTTCGCCCGGGAGTACCCGGCGCGGCGGGTGACCTTCGCGACCTCGGTTCCGTCGGGCAGGGTCGCCATCGCGTTGTCTTCGGTCTCCATGTCGGGCGCGTTCTTCTCGAGCTGCTTGCGCATCTCGATGGCGCGCGCCTCGTAGGCCTTCAGGGCGGCGAAGCGGATGCGGTATTCGGTGGCGTCCATACGGCGAATCTCCTGGCGTCTGGTGTCTGTCGGCTGTGTACTGCGGGGGGTGACGGCGACCCCATCCGGGGGGGTGGGGCCGCCGTCACTTCGGATGCTACTGGCGGGGCGTGTGGATCATGGCGACGGTGAGCCCCTTGCGTAAGGAAACCTCGGCGGTCGCCCGGCTCATTTCCGGGTGGATGTTCCCGGCGGCCAGGCAGTCCAGGACGCGGCCGATCTCCTCGTCGCTGGAGGGTTCCATCGACAGCACCACGGGCTTGTACCGGCTCGAGCTGTCCACGTCCACGTGCACGGGGGCGAACACGCCGACGATGAACCCGCCTTCGCGGAGGGTGCCCACCACGGCGTCGTACAGGTGGGGCCACGGCCTACGGCCGTCGGGTCGGGGAATCTGCATGGGGGTCTACTCCTGGTTGTCGAAGTCGGCCTTTCGGGCCCGGATGAGTTTCATGGCGCTGGTGCCCGCCTGGTTGTCGATGCGCCGCGCCCGCATGTTCGCGACCAACAGCCGCTGGTATCCGGTCACCTGTTCCAGGGTCGTCGCGTTCATCAGGTCCGTGGTCAGGGTCTCCAGGTTGAGGGCGGGGACGCTCTCCTCCTGTGGCGCCGGGGCGCCGCTGAGCCGGGTCTGGGAGCCGTGGGGGGCGGTCGGCGCCGGGTCGTCCCACCGGGGCGCCTGCGACTGGGGCTGGGGCTGGGGGTCGTCCCACCGGGGCGCCTGCGGCTGGTAGCGGCCGGACGCCTCGGGCTGGCTGTGGTCCGACTCGGGCTCGCTGGTGGGGATGGTGAACAGCTGGAAGAACAGGTACTTGTGCGCGTTGGTCTGCGCCTTGTTCATGCCCTTGTCGCCGACGTCAACGGCCTCGCCGACGCCCTCGGCGATCACCTCGGAGCCGTCGACGAGGCTCAGGATGCGGTACTGGCGGCGCACGAGTACCCAGTTCATCGGGCCGCCGTTGCGGGACACGCGCTGCTCGGATCGGATCTCGAGGATCTCCCCGGGGATCGTGACCACGGACGCGGCGGCCAGCAGGGGGTGCATCGCGTTGTACAGGTCGTCGATGCCGCGGAAGTCGTACTTCTGGTCCTTGTTGCGCTGGTTCTTGGCCAGAGCGCGCGTCTCGCGGTTCAGGTAGTCCAGGGCCGCGTAGATCTGGGGGACGCCGGGGACGGCCGCGGGGGCCGAAGCGGGCGCGGCGTCGGTGTCTTCGGCGCCGTCGACGGCGGGCGCCTGAGAGTCGTTCGTCATGAGTTCCTCTGGTGTCTGTCGGGTGTGTACTGAGGCAGACCATAGCACGTGGTGGGATGACCGCAACAGTACCCAGAGTAGCAATTGACGAGAGTTGATCACGCCGCGTAGGGTGCGAGCAGACACCAGCCGACAGACACCCCAGGGAGCCCCCCATGGCGCATTACGGACGCGTCTCCGTCGTGCTCGAAGGCCACGAGACCAGCCCGGCAACGGGGGAGTACCCCCACCACCCCGACAGCGCCCGACAGCAGGTCGCCACCTGGAACCGGGACCCCCGCCGCCCCGGCAGCATCATCGCCGTCACCTGGGAATGGGTGCTGCCCTCCGGACAGATCCTCGCCATCGTGTGGGAACGTGGCGCATCAGCCGAGATCATCCTCCCCTGCCTGTAGAAGAGAGAGCCCCATGCCCATCATCAGGATCACCACCGTCGACGGACGCACCGAGACCTACCCGCTCGAGAAGGAGCGCGCCAAGCTCGAGACCCCGCCCACCTTCGTCACCATCCGTGACGGGGGTGACGTGATCGCCTACCACGAGAACGTCGTGTCCCGCGTCGACATGACCGGGCGCCGGGTGCGCGTGACCCTCGTCGGCGGCCACAAGCCCGAGGAACACCAGCTGGGGGAGGCGGGGACGAATGTGGATGTGCCCGAATCCTTCGTCACGGTGACCGACGGCGCCGACGTGCACGCCATTCACGAACGGTCGGTGACCCGCGTCGAAATGAGCGAATTCGACTCCTGATCCCCGTCGGAGACGCGGTTGTGGCCTACACCGAGAGGTACGGGCCGCGAATTCGCCCTCCTCCTGCGGGCGTTGAGAAGCGCTCACGCCTTGACTATGTAAAGCCAAAATGCCCCCCTATCCATGGCATAGGGGGGTTGAGGCTTTTTGCTGGCCAACCGGCGTTTTTTCCGCGACCTTAAAGCCGATGATGCCTTGCGGGAAAGTGTGGGGCAAGGGGAACCAGAGAAAAACAACGGATTGACCATGCGCTCTGATCAGGCCATGATCAGGCGGACACCCAGCCGACAGATACCGGAGAAACCTAGTGACACGCACGCCCGAACAGGGGCCGACTCCTCCTCCCGAGTGGACCGGGGGGCCCGCCGGGTTCGTCCCAGATCCCCGCATCACCGAGTACCCCGGCACCTACCTGCGGGACTGGATCGCCCTGTGCCCTGAGATCAACGACGCCGCGTACCGGCTGTACGCGGTGGTCCGGGCGCACATCTGGGAGAAGGACGAGCAGCGCCAGGTGACCGTGACCCAAGAGGAGATCGGGCAGATGTGCCGCAAGTCCACGGACCGGGTGCGCAAGATCATCAAGCCGCTCTTGGCCGTCGGACTGCTCAAGGTCGCGGGCAAGCGCGAGTGGTACGAGTACAACCCGGCCACGAAGCGCAACGAGCGCCGGGCGATGAACACCTACGCCGTGACGGACTTCCCCGGGCCCGACTACGAGGGGCCCAAGTCCCTCGCCGACTTCCGGCGCCGCTTCCTCGAGGCCCCCGAGACCGACAGGTCGAAAACGACCGGCCGGTCCCCCGCTGGCAAAGACGCTGGTCAGACCGGGCGGTCGAAAACGACCGGTCGGTCATCGTCGCAGGTCAGCGACGTTTCCGCAGGTCAGACCGACCGGTCGAAAACGGCCAAGCCAGCGGTCGAAAACGACCCCCCTTCCAAGAACTCTTTCAAGAAGGGGGAGGGGGAGGGGGACGCGCGGGCGCGCGTGAGCGATGTCGACGAGGTGTGGGGGGTCAAGGGCACCCGCCGCCCCGGGGCTGCGTCGCTGGAGTCCATCGACTTCATCCGCACCCTCGCCGCGGCCGTGCTCATCGACGGCGAGACCCTCGAGCGCGCCGACCATCAGAGCCTGGCCGCCCTGATGGACGAAGCGCGGCCCGTCGTCGCCGACCGCCCCGGGCTCTCCTGGGAGGAGTACCGGGCGTGGCTCGGGCAGGGGTGGGTGAACCCGGACGGCACGCGCCGCTTCAACGACTTCGTGGGAACGCTGAAATGGCGCCTGAAGGCCACGCAGGTCCAACACAAGGCTTGGCCTTGGGCATGCGAGCAGCGGGGCGCTGGCATGCCCTCAGAGGCCCGTGGGCACCGTGAGCCCCCTGTGGCGAAGCTCCCCGTGTGCGGGCGCCACGGCACGGAGATGACGGCCGACGGACGGTGCCTGCCGTGCGACGAGGAGACCGCCGAGTCCGAGCGCGACAGGGAGTGGGAGTTCCGCCAGCGACACCAGCCGCCGGACGGCGCCGACGAGCACGAGCCCGAGTTCAACGGCGAGATCGACGACGCCGTACTCGAGCGGATGCGGGAGGGGTTGGGCGCCTCCTCGAGGCGCTGAAAGCCCTACGGCGCCCGGCTTCGGCCGGGCGCCCCCTGCTAGGGTTGACCGACCAGTCCCGAACCGACAGACACCCAGCTAGGAGAGTTTCACATGCATGTTCCCGTGACCCTGATCGGCGTCATCGTGGGTGACCCGCAGCTGACCAGGACCAAACGCAACGTGCCCGTGGCCAAGTTCCGGATGAGCACGTCCCGGAAGGCGTACGAGGACGGACAGCCGATGGACGTGGACGTCACCACGTGGGCGGTGACCGCGTTCGACAAGCTCGCCGAGCACGCGATGCGGGTGGCCGCCGTCGGGCAGTTCGTGATCGCCTACGGACAGGTCGCCGAATCCCGGTGGGAGCGACACGGGCAGCAGCGCCGGGAATTCGAGGTGCGCGCCGACGCGATCGCGCCGAACGCCGGGAACGCGATCGAACCCGCCCGGCTGACCCTGGTCGGCACCGTCGTGGGCAAACCCGAGATCGAGTTCGACGACGGCGTCCCCTACGTCGACATGGTGGTCCGCACCTCGAGGTGGCGCAACATCGGCCGTGACGAGCGCACGCCCGTGGACATCACCGACTGGCCGGTGGTGGCCTCGGGCGCGACGGCGCAGACCATCGCCGACCAGTTCGACGACGGGGACGACGTCGTCGTCTACGGGGAGGCTCGGGGGATCGAACGCGACCGCGCCGACGGCTCCGGCGCCTATCAGGACCTGGAAGTGTGGGTTGAGGCCATCGGCCCCGACCTGAAGCGCAGCCTGGGGCGTCCGGCATGACGGCCAGCGGACCGGCGGGAGCTTCGGCTTTCGCCGGTTTCGTGTTCCGGTTCGACCACCGGCCCGCCCCCCAGGGCTCGTACAAGCCCATCCCGCTGAAGAACTCGGCGGGCGCGTACACGGGCAAGGTCCGCATGAAGGCCTCGAGCTCGTCTCTGGCCGACTACCGGTCCGGGCTGGCCACCGTTGTGCAGTTCGGGCGCCGCGGCGTGGTCCTGGACGAGCCGGTCGGCGCGGTGATCCGCTGGCGGTTCCGGCCTCCGGCCAAGTCCATCGCGGGCGCGCGGTGCCCCGAGACGGGGGCGGTGTGGCCAGCGACGACGTCCACAGGGGACGTCGACAAGCTCACCCGGGCCGTGCTGGACGCGCTGAAGATCGGTCGGGCGGTGGTCGACGACTCGCGAGTGGTCGCCCTGGACGCGATGATGGCGTACGAGGATCACCCGAATCCGCACTGGGACGGAGACACGTTCGTCCAGGTCATGCCGATATCCGACTACGCTCAGAGTAGGTTTTGACAAAACCTACTCATAGTCCTAGGCTGAGCTCAGCACCAACCCGACAGACACAAGGAGACAGCACACCATGAGCTTCCCCACCGCCAAGGGCCACGAAGTCCTCACCACCGTCGACGCCGACGGCATCGCCACCCAGGGACACCACAGCACCCTCGCGGCCCTGGTGCGCAACGGCTACATGCAGCGTCGCCAGACCCCCAGCGGCGCCCCCATCCCCGGCGCCCGCGGCTACGAGATCACCCCCCGCGGCCGACAGGCGGTAGAGGCCCCCGCCGAGACCCCCGCCGAGGCGACCGGCAGCGAGACGCGGGAATTCGCCGCGATCAACACCTCCCGGGGGGACATTCGCGTACATGCCGCCGACTGCGCCGACGTGGCGCGCGACCGCAAGAAGCACGGCGGCGTTCCCGTAATCATCCGCGCGGCCGACAAGCGCGCCATCGTTTCGGAATTCATGTCGGATTTCATCTCCGAGGGGTACGAGCCCGAGGACCTGGACGGAGACTTTGTCTGGGTCCGCTGCTGCGGAGACCTGCAGTGGCAGACCCCCGAGGTCGCCCCCGAGGTCGCCCCCGAGGTCGCCCCCGAGGTCGCCGAGGACCCCGAGGACGGCATGGCGGCGGCGGAATACATGTTCCCTGCCGACGTTGAGCGCGTCGCCGCGGCGTTCCCGATCGGCACCCGCGCCGTCGGCCGGAGCCCGCGGGGTGAGCGCGTCGCGGGCATTGTCACGGGCTATGCGCAGTGGGGCAGCCGCCACGACGGGTACACCACCGCGGCGGAGGTCGACCGCGAGGAAAGCACGGGTGAGTACGCGCTGATCTGCGAGGACAATGCGGAGCCCGCGCGGGACATGACGGCCGACGACGCAGCCGTGCGCGCCGTGCGCGATCACCTCACCGCCCACGGCCAGACCGCCGCCCCCCTCGTGGAGGACGCCAGTGGGCAGCGGACCCCCAGCGGAAACGGGTTCGTGGTCCGCGCCGCGGACCGCCCCGGGCACCTGCGGGTGAGCGTCGTGGTCGACGGCCAGTGCCCCGCCCACGACGTCGACGCGGCCGATCGGTGGGCCCGACTCCTGCACCACCACGGGTACACCGTCATCAACCTCACGTCGCACTCCGTGGTGGTCGCCGCCCCGGCGCCGACCACCGAGACCGCCGACGACCCCGCGACCGGCGGCGAGATCATCCACGTCGGGGGCACCACTCCCGGCACCGGAACGTGGACTGTGCACCGCGCGCTTTCCAGCGACCGTCACCCGCTGTGCCACTCGGGGCGCCGTCGTCGCGGCCTCGGGTCGCCGTGGTACCAGGTTTCGGAGGACGTCACGTGCCCGAAGTGCAAGGCGCAGATCCCGTCCGTGGCGGTCGCCACCCCGGCGCCGACCACCACGGACGCCGCTGACGTCCTCCCGTAGAGCCTCACCCCGGGGCGCCGGACACCCTCCGGCGCCCCCTTTTCCGCCACGCCTGATGAAGATTTGACGAAACCTACTCACAGCCCTAGGCTGTGTAGAGCACAAGCCGACAGACACCAGGGAGCGCGCATGACGAGCACCGCCGACAACCCGCAGAACTTCCCCACCGTCACCCTCAACGACCCGACCGCGATCCTCGCAGACCTGCCCGACGCCGACACCATCGCGTCCGAGGCCGCGACGATGCGCGCCAACGCTCAGCAGAGCCGCGCGGCCGACGTCGAATCCTTCGAGCGCTGCGACACCGACGGGTTCCTCTCCCAGTGGGGCCACCGGTCCATGGCCTCTGAGTACGAGGCCAAGGCGAGCCTGATCGAGAGCCACGGCCGCGCCGAGTTCCCCGCGATCTTCACCCCCGGCGGCGAGCTGATCGACGCCACCCGCGTCCAGAGCCAGTTCGGCGGATGGAGGTGGAGGACGGCCGACCGCCGGTACCTCAACCAGTCCGCGGCCAAGAGCGCCGAACGCCGGGCCGCCACCAACCTCGCGAGCGGCTTCGTGCTCGGCACCATCTCGGACGCCGCCTACGTCGAACTGGCCGGATCGACCTACACGAACATCCGCCCCGTGCGCTTCCGCGCCGACGAGCGCGACTACAGCAAGGTGATCGTGATCGACAACGGCCAGACCACCCAGGCCCCTGAGGCCTCCGAGGCCGGGCGCCTGTATGACCCCGTCCTGGACGCGGTCACCGACGTGACCGACCCCGAATACCCGGTGCGCGCGTCCATCCCCGGGCGCCTGCACGACGCCCTGAGCGCCATGGATGCCCTCGAGGGCGTCACCCTCCGCGACATCACCTGGGACCACAAGAAGCAGGGCGCGGGCTGGTCTTCCGTGGCCACGGGCACCCGGGCGCAGCTGGCGGAGCTCCGCGGCTACCTCGAGTCGCTGGCCGGACTCATCCAGGACGGGACCTACACCGCGGCGGAGCTCGGTGGCCTGAGCGCGCGGCGGCTGACGGAGGTGGCCACCCGGCTCGCCAACCCGACCCCGGCGCCGACCGCCGAGACCGCCCCCGAGGTCGCCGAGGCGACCGCCGAGACCGCCCCCGAGGTCGCCGAGGCGACCGCCGAGACCGCCCCCGAGGTCGCCGAGACCGCCCCCCGGGGCCACCACCCCCACCACGCCGACGACACCCTCGTGCGCGCCGCCCTCCACGCCCTCGAGGGCTTCCCGGGCGCGGAGCTCACCCCCCACGGTCTCGCCGCGGGCACCACCGGCTACAGCCTCAGCCCGCACGGCACCAGGATCACCGTGCTGTGGGCGATCGACGGAGCCGCGGGCGCCGCCGACCGCGCCGACGACGGACCGTGGTGGGTGGCGCTCGGACACATCGCCGCCGCCCTCAGGGCGGACGGATGGGTCGTGGACGCCGGGAGCACGCGCCCCGTCCTGACGGCCCGCCTGTACCCGTGCGTCGTCTACCCGGCCAAGCCCGCCCCCCGCCCGGAAAGGGTCGCCCTCAGGTCCAAGCAGATCGCCGCGCTGTCCTCATTCAACGTGAACGCACCCGCGGACCTGCGCACCCTCGGGCTTGACTACCGCGGCCAAACTCTTGCGTCCCTCGTGCGGTCCGGACTGCTCGAGACCGGAGTCAGGGAAAGCAACTGGCTGCGCCTGACCGGTGACGCCGTCTGCGTCACCGACCGCGGAATCCGGGCACTGGAGGACCACACCGCCGAAGAGGCTTGGCGCCAGCTCGCCGACGTCGGCATCGAACCCGGCGACGTCGTCACCCTGCCCGGCGGACGCACCCTGAAGGCCACCCGCGCGTTCCTGAGTCACACTGACCTGGTGCACGTGCAGGGGCACGGAATCGCCGTCGTCATGGACGATGCCGGGACCATGTGCGAGTTCACGAAGCTGGTCAAGACGCCCGCGCCGCTGGACAGGGACCACCCGCTCTCGATCGCCGCCGCCCGCTCCCTGGGGGAGTTCCTGCCAGCCCGCGTCAGCGTCTACGGCCGCACCTCCGGCGCCACCGGGTACACCCTCACCCCCATCCCCGGGCAGGGGGGGGCTCTCCTGATCGAATACCGCTTGGACGGCCGCAGCGCCGGGCGCGACGGCGACCACGCCGCACATTGGGTCCGCCTCGAGCCGATCGCCGACGCCCTCGAGGCCGACGGCTGGGAGGTGCGCCGCACCCCGACCATCCCCCAGCTGATCGCGACCCGCCCGCGCGGACGGGTCGACGCCGCCCGGGCCCACTTCAAGCAGCTCGCCGCAATCGCCCCCCTGACCCGACCGGTAACCCCTACCTTGAGGGATGGCTCCCCCCGCCCGCTGGGGAGCAAGTGCTGGCACCCGGCGGGCTCCGCCACCACCCGGTGCGGACTTGACCCGGAAGCCGTGCGTTCGATGGGCTCCGAGACCAAGGCGACATGCCCCGACTGTGTGGCCCACCTGGCCGCGGACTTCCACCCGGACGGGACCCCCCGGTCCTGACCCCCCAGACAGGCGGCGTCCCGAATCCCCGGAGGGCGGGTAACCCCGGGGCGCCGCCTCCCCCCTCGAGCGGCGCCGCCCGGTGCCGCCCCGAACCAGAACGGAACCCCCGTTGAGCAGCGAACCGACAGACACCCCCACCGGCCCGATCCGGCCCGCCGACGTCACCCGCGCCCCGGGCGGCCAGTGGCGCGTCACCTCCGTCGGCGCCCGGGCGCAGCGCCTTCTCGGCGACCGCGACGCCACTCGCAAGCTGGTGGTCCAGTTCGGCCACACCTACGAGTCCGCCCGGGATCTGCTGGAGACCGTTGCCGCCGCCGATCCCCTTCCCGTGTGGCCGATGCACGGAGGGCCCCGACTGGCGTCCTTCCGCGGCATCCCCAACGCCGCGGGTACCACATGGGCGTACCAGTCGATGAAGGAGGGGCGCCGGGCGTGGACCCTGACCTACGACGGCGGCCAGTGGTGGGCGACCCTGCCCCCGATCCCCGAGCAGCGGTTCGCGTGCGGCGCCCACCACGCCGACGCCGAGGAACACGCCACCCGCCTCTACGCCGACGCCGTCGACCGCGCCGACTACGAGCGCGACCTCACCAGCCCCGAGGCCGTCTACCCCGGGCAGGTCCTCGTACTCTCCGGCGCGCTGCGCATGGTCATGCGCGTCGGCACCCTCGTGCGCACCCCGGGGCGCCCCACCACGCGGGCGATCACCTTCCTCGAGCACGAGCAGATCGCCAGCTTCGACATCATGACGATCCTCGAAACCGCGACGGTGGAGGAGTGGCGCAACAGGTGGGCGCGGAACCTGTTCTCGATCACCTCCAGCTCCCCCGAGATCTTCGCGCGCATGCCCATCCGCGAGGCTCAGTGACCCCCTAGTGGCCCATCGGGTCGAACCCTAGGATCAACCCACGGAGCGAACCCCCAGGGCCCACACGGGCCACTGGGGGCGCCCCGCACCAGCACCAAACCGACAGACACCGAAGGATGCAGATGAACCAGCTGAGCGACCCCCGCCCCGAGCTCCCCGAGCAGCGGCCCACCATCGCCACGTTCTCCTCAGCCGTCACCCGCCAGCACCTGGTCATGCTCACCCCCGCGACCCTGGGAGACACCCCCGACGGCCGCGGCTGGTGGGTGGCCTCCGGTGTGCCCGCGACCATCGGACAGGGCGACCACCACGCCGACCACGCCGACGCCGTCCAGGCGTTCTGGGACGCCGTCGACGACATCGCCCTGATCCCGTGGTGCACCCTGCAATCCATCCGCGCCGGGATGCCGGGCTCACTCCGAGACCTCATCTGAACACGCGGCGTCCCGCCCCCCGCCGGGCGGGCGCCGCCCCCCACCCAGCACCGCCACACACCCCAACAGCCAGCGGCTAAGCCTCGCTACAGTGGGCATCATCGGCATATCGGGCGCTCAGAAATCAGGAGGGTGCCATGCCTGAATACTCACTCCGAGACCTCCGCGACCAGGGGATGACGTGGCGTGAAATCGCCGATCACCTGAACATCTCGGAGCGCACCGTGTACCGCCGCAACGCCGAATCCAAGGGAACCCGCCGAAAGTCCATCCTCGCCGACGTCGACCACGACGAGGCAACCCACCTCGCCGACGCCGGACGATGCGCGGGCGACCTCAACCCCGGATGGGTGAGCGACCCCCGCGAGAACATCGCGCGCGCCGTGGCCCTGCGCAAGCTCTGCCAGGGCTGCCCGGTCCGCCTCCAGTGCGACAACGTCCTACAACCCGTTCGGGTGCGCTGGGACGGGGTCGCCGGAGGGCAGATCTACGCCGAAGGGCGCCCCCTGCAGGGAGAGGACATCCGGACGCTGTTCGGCCAACAGCTCGCCCTGTTCCTCGCTTCGGACCTGAAGACCGCGGCCACGGCCGCATAGCCCGTCGGCGCCGTCCCCACCTTCCCCGGGGGGCGGCGCCGACTCACACCCACAGGAGAGACATGACCCTCATCGGCCCGATCGCCGAAGCCGCCCTCTACGCGGCCCTGGTGGTCGCGGGCGCACTGCTCGCCGACCGCGTCCACACCCGAGCCCCCCGAACCCTCCCCGCGCACCCCTTCCTGATCAACTTTCGACTATGGTTGATCAAGCGCGAAATCCGCGCCACCCGCCCCGACATCACCCGGCTCGCACGGGCCTGACACCCACGGGGCGGGCACCCCCGGAAAGGACCCGCCCCGTGGCCATCGCCTACCCCGACGCAGCCCGACACTTCAACGGGCGCCCCGTCCGCGTCACCCTGGACAACCAGGACCGCCAGACCTTCACCGGCACCCTCCACCCCGCCCCCCACGACGGCCGCGAACACGTCGAACTCCGCGACGAACGCCACGGCCAGTGCGTCCGCGTCGACGTCGACGACATCGCCGACATCCGCCCCCACCGCCGGAGCCGACGATGACCCCCACCCTGGAAACCGTCGACGGCGTCCCCTACCTCGGCGGCCCCCACTGCGGGAGCACCCACCGCATCCCCCCGGGCGACCGATACCCCGAGCTGGTGGACCGCGTCCATATCCACGGCGGACAGAGCCGCACCTACCAGTACGCACTCACCCGATTCGTTCGCCGCTGCGCCACCCACCACGGATGCGCACACACACCCCCCGCCGTCGTCCACGTGTACCGGATCGTCCGAGAGGAACCCGCGCCATGAGCCGTACCCGCACCGTCACCCTCTCCGGCGGCCCCCACGACGGAGAGCAGCACAAACACGACCCGCGGAAAACCGTGCTGATCGTCGGCCCGCACTACTACAGGCGAGACACTGAGACCCCCCACACCTACCGCTACGACCGTGCGACCAGGCAAAGGACTCTCGTGCCCGTTTCCTCAGACCCCGAAATGATCAACCGCGCCGCGGCCATCTACCGCGCCGCCGGACTCACCGGCCTCGCGCCCTCCAAGGCCGTCGCCGGAGCGCTCGGCGTCAGCCCGGCCACCGCCGGACGCCTCATCCGCCAGGCACGCGACAGCGGCAAACTCCCCGACTCCAAGAAGGGCGTCGCGAACTTCGCCGCATCCGAGCACACCCCCCGCAAGGTGCGCTGGTCGGACGGCTCCGAATCCTGGCTGGCCTGCATCAAATGCAAGCAGCCGTGGCCCTGCGAACCCGCCATCGAAGACAACGCCGAAGGCATCCAGTGACCCGCGCGCCCCGCAACCGCATCGCCCTCGAGCTCCGAGAGGAAGCCGTAGCGGCGATCCGCCAGCACGCCGCCGCGCGCGATACGCGCCCCACCCTGGCAACGTCCCTGGTCGGGCACCCCTGCGACAGGCGAATTGCCCACCACCTCCACGGCACACCCCCCGCCAACGCCCCCGACCCGCTCGCCGGATTCCTGCGAGCGGGAGCACACAGGGCACTCGGCGCCGCCGTCGACGCCTACGACGGCGCCGACGAGGAGGGGGCGTTCCTCGCCCCCTACGCCGACAACCCGCGGTACGCCACCGGGAAGATCCCAGCCGTCCGCGAATGGCTCTCCGCCCCCGCGGGCATCTACGACCTCTACGAGGACACCGTGTTCGCGTTCAAGCAGGTCGGGGCGCACACCATGAGCCGACTCCGCAACCGCGGCCCCTCCGTCGCCTACCGCACGCAGGCGCACATCCGCGCCCGGGGATGGGCCGACGCCGGGTACGAACCCCACCACGTCGCCATCATTTTCGTGCCCTGGGAGTCCAGTCCCCAGCACCACATCCGGTGCTCACTCGACTACATCTGGACGTGGTCGGAGGCCTACGACCCCGCCGTCCCCGAGGCGACCCTCGAGCGGGCGGAGCGCATCCGCGCCGACCTGTCCGAGATGGACATGAACGCGATGCCTGAACTCTGGGAAGCCATCCCCACCACCCCGGGCGAATGCCGGGCGTGCCCGTTCTACAGCCCCCTCGCCGCCCCGGGCGCCGGATGCCCGGGGGAGTGAAAACCCCAACAGCCCACACCCCTCCTTGATAGACTTTCGTCAACACCTAACCGACAGACACCGTCACAGAAAGGCGTTCCCGCCATGGGCTCACACAGCATCCCCACGCGCTTCACCCCCGGCAGTTCCGACCGCTTCGTCCGCTTCGTCGACGCCGACACCAGCGCCCACCAGATCGCCGCCCTCGAGCTCGAATTCGACCTCGCCACGAACAGCGAGGGGGGACGCCAGCTCACCATCACCGACCTGACGTTCCGCGGCGAACACCTCGGCATCGCCGTGCGCCCCGGCGACATCATCGTCCGACAGGACCGCCGCGGCGAGGGAACCGGCTTCTTCTTCCACCACACCGACGGCGTCACCGAGTACTACGCCCACCGCAGCCTCTCCGACCACCACCCCCGCAGGTGATCACGAAACGTCGCACCCCCTCGCTACTGCTGTAACCGCCGGGCCCGGACGGGCCCGGCCACTTCCCACAGACAGGCGCACCCCATGAACGTCATGTACTTCGACCTCGAGACCACCGCACCCCCCGGGGGAGACGCCCGAGACGCCGAACAGGCCATCCCCGTACAAGCCGCACTCGGCTACTACAACATGGACGAGGACAAGGGCGAACCCCTCACGGGCTTCCCCCTCCTCATCAACCCCGGATGCCCCATCTCCGAGGAATCCACGCATATCCACGGCATCACCGACGCCATGGTCACCCACGCCACCGATGCCGACATCGCCATCAACGCCATCGCTGGCCACCTCACCGACGCCGTGAACAACGGCGTCCCCATCGTCGGCATGAACCTCGCCTACGACTTCACCGTCCTTGACCGGCGCCTGCGCACCCACGGCCTTACCACCCTCGGAGACCGCGCCTCCGACGCCAGGATCGGCGACCCCGCACCCGGGCGCACCCACAGCCCCCTCATGCTCGTACTGGACGCCCTCGTCATCGACCGCGGCGTCGACCGGTACCGCAAGGGCCCCCGCAAGCTCACCGACCTGTGTCAGCGGTACGGCATCGAACTCACCAACGCGCACGACGCCGACGCCGACGCCCTCGCCTCCGCGCGCGTCCTCGGCGTCCTCCGCGACATCGCGCGCGCCACCCAGCAGATGCAGAACACCATGGCCGCGTTCGACCGCAAGATTTTCCTCCGCGTGCCCGCCCACCCGGCCGGACACCGCCCCGAGCTCGCCCTCACCCTCACCACACCCGCCGAGTTCGCCAACCTCGCCACCATGAGCGCCGACGACATGCAGACCGCACAGGCGCGCTGGTACACCGACTTCGCCGACTTCATCACCAGCGGCAACCGGCCCCACACCGACGTGTGGCCCGTCCGCCAGCTGGCCGACGCCCCCTCCTCCTGACCCGAGGCGGCACGGAGCCACCCCACAACGGCGGCGCCCGGACCAACCCCCCGGGCGCCGCTCCCCCCCGGAAGGCACCCCATGCGCATCTACGACCGCGACGCCGACGGCAAACCCCCCGTGTGGATCACCGTCATCCTCACCAACGCCGTGACCATCACAACGCTGGTGTGGGACTACACGATCAAGATCAACCATTACACCCAGGAAACCACCCGCTTCACCTGGGAAACCCACCCCCTCACCCCCTCCCACATGGGCCACTTCGCGATTCACGAGCTCTACCTCCTCGTCAGGGCCGACCTGGACGCCGACGAGCTCGAGGCCCTCCGCGCCGCCACCGACCTCAGCGCCTCCCACCGCGACGAGCAGATCCAGCATCTGAACGCCCCACCCCTCGAGCGCTTCGGCATCCGACGGGCGGACCTCACCCCATGAACGGCATGTGCGGCAAAAAACGCAGATGGGAACGCTACGAGGAAGCCGCCAAAGCGTTCACCCGAGCTTGGGAAGCCAAGGACACCCGCATCCGACCCACCGCCATCTACGCCTGCGACACCTGCGACGGCTACCACCTCACCAGCAAAACCACCGCGGCGATCCGCCCCGGCAGCAAGCTCCGGCGGCGCCACCGACGATGACAGGAGACCCCCATGGGCACCGTGATCCCCTTCCCCGCCCCC